CGCCCACGCCGTGTTCCTGTGGGAAGATGAAGACTAGATATGTGGAGTTTGGCTCTCCGCCGACGCGCTGCCGGTGCCGCAGCAGGAGGCTAAGTGATGTCTAAAGTCAGTTACCTTACCAGGAAAATGTCTGATAGAGATTACTATCTTTCTCAAGCGTCAAGACCACGGCCAGCTACTGCATACAGTCAGTATCGTGGCGTAAGCAAGGGCAACAAAGGTAAGTATCGCTCTGTCCTGACCTTTAAAGGCAGGCGTTATTACCTTGGTAATTATGACAATGAGATTGATGCAGCACGTGCTTACAACAAGGCAGCGCTTGCAATCATTGGTGACTATGCTTTAATTAATGAACTACCTGATGAAACCAATGGCTAATGTCAAACTAATCTGGGCAACGCCTGATGCTGAAGCATTGATTGTCAAGATGGCACGCGTAAGTGCGCCATCGAACCAGAACAATATGGATACAGCACCACGGTTGTTGAAGTATCTTATTAATCACAAGCATTGGTCACCGTACATGATGGCCAATCTTTGTGTTGAAATCAACACAACTCGTGTTATTTCAGCACAGATACGTGGACATGGGTCGTTTAGCTTCCAGGAGTTTAGTCAGCGTTACGCAGATGTAAAAGAGCTTGGCTCATCTGTCATTCCTCACCTGCGTAGACAAGACATTAAGAACCGTCAGAACAGTATTGATGATCTGTCATCTGATGTAATTGCTGGTTACTACCGACGCATTGGTCATCTCTTTGAAGATGCTGAGCATCTGTACAGGGATATGGTTAGTGCAGGTATTGCCAAGGAATGTGCACGTGCTGTGTTGCCTATGTCGACACAAACCAGAATGTACATGAACGGCACACTTCGTTCATGGATTCACTATATACAAGTCCGGACAGATGAATCAACCCAACTTGAGCACCGACAAATTGCCCTGGAAATCAAGGACATCTTCTGTGAACAGTTCCCCATCATCGGAGAGGCTGTGTTCTCAGCAGATTGAAAAGCTAATTGAAGACTACAAAGAACCAGAGAAAGCTAAGGAGTTTCTTATGGATGCAGGAATCATTGATGGGAATGGCGACTTGATGCCGCCATATCAATTACCAAAACAATTAATTCGCGAGTATGACTGTGGAACTTTTATACCAGGGTATGATCAAACCTTAAAAGAATACATAGAGTACATAGAAGAATTAATTGAAGAAGGATGGGAAGGTATTGAAATTAAACGTCATTCTTACAATGAATTTCCTTGTCTATACAAAACACGTTATGAAACTGATGCAGAATGCAGGGCTCGTTTAGAACAAGAAGAAAAGGATCGTATGAAAAAAATTAAAGCGGAAGAACGTAAGCGTCGACAGTATGAAAAACTTAAAAAACAATTTGAACCTAATGATTAGAGGGTGTGACCTCACGGTGATCAAGCCGCAAGGTCATTCGCTTACCAACCAGGAGAAGCAGCAGAAATCCTGATTCCCTCGGGGTTGACGCTGCTCTTCTTTACCCCCTTACATATTAACCATGGAATACTCAATTAAAACGTTGGCCATCCAACATTGGGAAGCTCTTGTTTTAGGTGGTTTGGATGGACGCGAGTATGCATGCTCAATGCTTTACATTCGTGATGCCTTGAACTTTGTGCCAGATGATTTAATGAGTGGGGTGGTGGATGGTGAGCACTCTCGCGTACTGACCTACCCGCCGTCCACCGGCGACGGAATGCCCAGTGACTCCGAAAAAACTACGAACGAATCGTAGCAACAAATCCCTTGTGCCGCAGGGGATCTGGTAAGATTCTTGGGTCCTGGAATGACCTTAAACTTATCCATTGTTTACATTAGAAAAACTAATCAATTCAATTCAGTACCAATGAAACTCCTCAAGTTTTCCACGGGCAACGGCAAGCTGAAGAATCGTCTGATCTTCTCACTTCCAGCGGGGCACTCCTGCCCTCACGCTGGGGTGTGCAAGACCTTTGCTGACCGTGTCACAGGTTTGATTACCGACTTGCCTCAGTTCACTGGCACAGAAGCAGATGAGTTCCGTTGCTTTGCTGCCATGGCAGAGGGACGTCCAAACGTACGTGAAGCACGGTGGCACAACTGGGATCTTATTCGTGAGGTTATCTATTCAAATGGGAACCAGGCTTTGTTGTTGCGTGATCTACTCGATCTGTCACTCTGCGCACAGCCTGAGAAAGATTTGGTACGTGTCCATGAGTCAGGTGATTTCTGGACTGAGAACTATATGAGAGCTTGGCTGATGGTTGCAGCCCAGCGTCCCAAGCAAACGTTCTATGCCTATACCAAGTCACTTGGTATGTGGTACAACTTGCGTGATATGATTCCAGCCAACTTCTATCTCACTGCATCACACGGTGGCACACTCGATTACTTGATCCCCAAGTACAGCGATGTGTACCAGCGGGTAGCTTATGTTGTGTACACAGAAGAAGAAGCGGCAAAGCTTGGGCTTGAGATTGATCATGATGACAGCCACTGCCTTGGTGACAAACCATTTGCACTGCTGGTGCATGGGAGCCAGCGTGCTGGATCGGATGCTATGAAGGCTGTAACACAACGTAAGAAAGATGGCGGGTTTGTTGGGTATGGTAAAACATTCCAAAAAGAATCTAAAGGTACTTGTGTTATTGGATAGATGAGGTAGCATCTGTCAGTCTTCTTGATTGACAAATGTCTTACATGCTTGCTTGCTGGAGGTGGGATGAACCTTACGGTGTTACTGCCTCCAGTTTGTCTAATAAATTTGAATTGATTCCGCTAGACTCAGACTCTGCCTTATCCAAGGTTTTTAGTCATCCGTACCGTTCGGGTGCACAGAAAATCTTGACATGGATCAAAGAGAATGACGACAGCATCAACGGTGAAGAACTCTCAATTCAAGATGTCGCCAGGTTCCAAAGATGAAGTTTTTTTAATTTTTGATCTGGAGTCCGATGGTCTTTACGATAATGTGACGGTCATCCATTGCATTGTTATTCATGACATTGGACTCCAACAAACTTTTAGCTATGGGCCTGATTGCATTACTGATGCTCTTGCTCATTTGGCAACCGCTGATGTTTTGATTGGCCATAACATTTTGTTTTATGATATTCCAGTATTAAACAAATTGCACCCATCAGTTCAATTCAAAGGACGAATCATTGACACACTCATCTGCACCAGGCTCATCTGGCCCAAAGAAATCCTCTACGGTCTTGATGAAGAACAATATCCGCAGGTTCCAAAGGGACTTAAAGGATCTGCATCCCTTAAGGCATGGGGATGGCGGTTGGCCGATCATAAAATCGACTTCAAAGACTTCAGTGAGTATTCCCAAGAGATGTTGGAGTACTGTATCCAAGACGTTCAAGTTACTAAAAAGCTTTGGCAACATATCACAAACCAGTGTTATCCAGAGTCAGCGCTCAAACTGGAACATGATTTTGCCTTGGCAATTAACCAACAAATTAGAGCAGGCATTCCTTTCGATGTGGATGCTGCTATTAGTTTGGTGGATGATCTCCGAAGAAAAGAAAAAAACTTGGAGACAGAATTAAAAGAAATCTTTCCACCTCTCAAGGAAATTACTTGGTTTACCCCCAAGGTAAACAATAAAACTCGTGGCTATATCAAAGGAGTTCCTTTTGAAAAAGTTCGTTATGAAGAATTTAATCCAGGATCCCGTGATCAAATTGCCGAGAGACTCAGGAGTAAGTATGGGTGGGAACCTGAAAAAATAACTGATAAAGGAAATCCGGTTCTAAATGATGAAGTACTAGAAGCATTGCCTTACCCAGAGGCAAAACGATTAGCAGAGTATATGCTGATTAAGAAACGCCTTGGTCAAATTGCAGATGGCAACAATGCTTGGTTCAAGTTGGTTAATAATGACAGCGGTCGCATGCATGGTGACGTTGTCACTAATGGTTGTATCACTGGTCGTTGTGCTCACCGATACCCCAATATGGGCCAGGTACCGGCAAGTTATTCGCCCTATGGAAAAGAATGCCGTTCTTTATTCCACGCTCCTGATGGCTGGGATCTTATTGGGATCGATGCTAAAGCTTTGGAGCTTAGGTGCTTGGCCGGGTATTTAGCTATTTGGGATGAAGGTAAATACGCTGAACTGGTAACAGATCCTACGGGTGACATCCATACCTATAACCAACAACAGTTTGGTGTGGAGACTAGGGATATTTCTAAACGTTTGTTGTACGGAATGTTGTACGGTTGTGGATCTGTTAAGGCTGGCACCATCATTGATCCGAATGAAAAAGATGAAGCAGTTCTACGTAAACTAGGAAGTACTGCAATCAATTCATTCATGAAAGGTGTGCCAGCATTGAAAGAACTGAAAGAAAAGATTGAAGCAAACATTGCATTTCGTAGTTACTTGATTGGTCTTGACCGTCGTGTATTGTATTGCCGTTCAGCATTTAAAGGATTGAATGTTTTACTGCAGTCGGCAGGTGCAATCATCATGAAGCAAGTTGTTGTTACGTTACATAACAATATTGAACAGAACCTTGGCCTTGTGCATGGCCAAGGCTGGGAGCAGTCATTGATGGTGCATGATGAAATTCAAATAAGCTGCAGCCCCAAGTACACTGAATCAATTCGTGAACAGGCTATGCTTGCATTTCCAGCGGCTGGGGAGTTTTTCGATTTTCGTTGCAAGATTGAAGGTGACTCTAGAGTTGGCAAAACATGGGCGGAAACGCATTGACTTATGGAATCAAAAGATTAAGTTTATTCGTCCTAAGTAAGACGCTAAACTGCTTTAACACTTCACATCGGATCTTATGAATTACGTTGACGTTTGCGCCATTCTTTGCGAGGACCCTCGTGAGGTATACACCAGCGCAACCTCCTCTAATTACTGTGCTGAGGTAACACTTCCGCCAGTAGGAAACAAAGCTCCAACTCATCTCATTTTTAATGTGTATGGGAAATCTTGTGACAAATTCAAACAACTTAAGAAGGGGCAACGCGTGTATATTCACGGTGCTAAGTTGCGGTATGATTTGGAATCAAAAGCACATTCACTTCATGGAGGAGTAGTTGCTCAAATCACTGAAGCATTCCCTCTTTTTAATGACGTCATTCTGACTGGACGTTGTGTTAAAGACATTGATCAAAATGATCCGCGTGCTTTTAAAACAACTGCAGAAGGCTTGATGATTTGTAGTCAAAGCTTGTCAGTTAATACTGGGCGCAACCAAGCTGATCTATTCAACTTCTATGCAATTAATACTGCACAAGATAAGTTGAATCAAGCTGAACTTCTGGTTAACTTTACAAGGAAGGGCACGGGCCTTACAATTCGTGGCCGGTTAGCCACAGATGTATGGACAGATAAAGATACAAAAGAACGTCGCAGCCTTACCAAGATTCAACTTGTGTCCATGACGCTGGCACCCAAGCAAGGTGAGTCTCAGCCGAAGCAAGTGACACCGCAAACAACTGTGGCAGAATCTACGAATGTTGCTAGCCTATGGGGCGGTCGCACTGCAGAAGAAGACTCTGATCCTTGGATGCGTGCTTCTGGTGGTGGGTTGCCTGATCTTCCTGGTCAGTATGGCCCTGTTCCCGAACTCAACGAAGAACCTTTCTGATTGCCATGACACTCGAAATTAAAGCACATGACGATGACTTCACGTTTGAAGATGCAATAGCTTATGAGTTCTTTATGGAGCACATAGATATAGCTTTTGATACTTTAAAGGATTCAGATGAAATACTAAAAGCAGTTCAAGATGTTGCTAAAGCTTCTTACTTGATAGCTCAAGTTTTTTCTGCTGAACGCAATGAGTTCAAAACAAAAACAATTGAGGTTACCGATGGCAAAAGCTGATCAACGCATGAAGTTTACTTTAGAAGAAGAAGATTACACCATTGCGTTTCAAAGTGATGGTGTAACTACTGATGAAATCCTTGAGCACTTCATTATGTTTATGAAAGGCTGTGGTTATAACGAGGATAGTATTTACTCCTCGCTCCAGGAATCTTTGGATGAGCGTGAAGCTTTGTTAAAAGCAACTGCTTTGTATGACAAAGATGCTAGCAAAGACCTAGTATGAGGGCCCGCCTCGGGATGGCGTTAAAAGCGTCCACGTCCAAACCCTGAATAAACCATGACTGCTTCCATGACTTCCAAGAAAACTTCTGCACTTGCACCCCGTGGCCTTGAATCTTTTAAACTTTTTCAATCAAAAGAATTTGTCTCAGGTTACCAAAACCTCGTCACGATTCAGCCCCTCAACAAATCCAAGACACGAGGTTGGTTCGTGCGGAACTCAGACCTTGACACTTGCGGATGGAGTGCCACTGAAGATCAATTTGCTAAGGCTTCAGTTATCTGGAACTACAAGCAAACTTTTGGTGTGGCTCCCAATACTTCAGTGGAAGAAGGACTCAATTTTGTTGAGCCTCGCATTCAAATCCTTTTACGTTCTCCCCTCATGGTTGAGGAAACCACAGGGATGAGGCAGACAATCGGTACGTTTGATGACCCATCTGTCAAAGAATTGTTTGAAGCTGACAAGATGGCATCTGACCTTGCCAACAGCAAGGGTGATATGTACAAGCGTAAGTACAGTGTGCGTACCAAGTACCTGGTCTATATCCTGACTCAGGACAACAAGCGTGCCCACAAGATCCCAATGGTTCTTACCTTGAAGGGATTGAATGGTACTGATGTCAGCGACAAGATCAAACTGTATGAAAAGGAAATGTCCAAGTGTCTGAGCAAGGCACTGGATGCTGAAGTACCCCTGAGCTTCAATGAAAAGTTTTACGCAACTACCGTATTTGCTCCAGTACTTGCCAATGAGATGCGTGGAAGCAACAACGTTGAGATCTGCGCAATTGAATCTTTTGACATCCCTGGTTATAGCAACCAAGAAGAAGCAATCGAATCACTGAGCCGTATGTCGATTCCTGATGAAGATCGTGAATCTACTTGGAAGTACCAGGAGCTGTTCAATGATTACATTAATCAGCATGCACGTCAGGATGCAAACAAACTTGGTGGTGCTTATGGCATCAAAGAGGGAGTAGAGATTCTGCCTGTATCCCGTACCACGGATACGGTTGATGTGAAAGCATTGCCCTCGCGTGATGAACTTACAGGAGAGGACTCTAGTCTGTGATTGGATTCACAACACTATTGGTAGTGTTGCTTGCAGTTTTTGTATTGATACTACTTGAGTAGTTTTCTTGCATTAACTCAAGAGCATCATTAACCAATCCTTTGATAGCCATTTGCCGTGTTGTTGCAATCTTTGTCAACAGCACGGCAATTTCTTTTAGCTCACTAAGGGATGTGCATTCATTAATGGTGCGAAACATTTTCTCTTGCCAAAACAAATCCTCTGGAGATGATTCAAACTTCAACATGAGATTAAGTTGTTTAGGACAATTCTAACTGTTACATTTAACTTGAGTTGAAACCAATGGATTGTATTAAGGATTACCAAATGAAACCTGAAGATAAAGCAGCAATCAAGGCTGCAGGCATAACTCTGTTGGTAGCAGGGGCTGCGGCTGCTCTTGTTGCAAATCCTGTAGCATGGGGCGCGGCACTCCTTGGATCGTATAGGATGGGCAAGTTGGCACGCAAGCACACCAAAGACAGGCAACAGGACAAAGATCTTGGTGCGGACCAGGATCTGTTTATCTAACTCAACTCAAACTCATGCAACTTCAAACTGAACTCAACCCAGCTCAGACCCTCATTTATTCACGGTCCAACATCTGTCGTGCATATGCAGGTTTTGATGACACCGAAATCTCTGGCATTTATTTGCGAGATGACAATTGTATTGTGGTGCGTACTGATGGTAATGAGCAGGCTTATGACCGGACGTTAATTAAGACTGCGTTTCAGCAGTACACACACCGACTCAAAGATTTCTTTTCTTACCTTGGCCCTAACTATCGTGGCCCTAGTGTATGGCATAACAATGCTTACATTATGTTTAAGGGCTGGAACTACTCACACGCACTCGGACACCTAACTTCCAATGCAAAACTTCAACAGCACTGGGCCGACAAATTTATACACCTATCAGACTCCGCCAAAGTCATTACCCTCCTCCAGAATGACCAAACGGATCTGGGACATCTGGTGGCGCCGGATGGGCTTCGGAGCACGACTCGGCCAATTGACTTGGAGTCTGACTTGGAGGAAAACCCCTCAGGCGTTCAGGCCAGCACTCCTGAACCTTACTGCTCATGTGGGTCCTTTCAGCGTCAGTTTCTTAATGTTTCGTTATTCCAACAAGAGATTGAAGGATTCAAACCCTGGTGCATCCACCTGACTTGGTTCCATAAGTACCGTGAGCTGCTGTGCAAGCGCACTGAAGTACGCAATGCATTACCCAGCGGTACTCCTGATAAGTGTGTGGCATGGTGGTATGCACCTCCTCAAGATCACACCAGTGATGGTAGGTTTGTTTTACTGCACACCAGGTCTGGTGCTCAGGCTCCATTGACGCATTGGCGTACGTACAAACCTCAAGAAGTGTTTACTCAACATGATGCTTGGAGTTTGTTCTTTAATATGATGTCATCAGGCTACGTACCGTTCCCTGGCGTTGCCTTGAGCCAACTTAAATCTGCTATCAAAAAGAAATGAATCACTCCATCACACCACCACCAGAACTGCTGGATAAGTGGGACAATCTACCGATGAGCACTAAAGAGATCTTTCTCATTGCTGTCCAATGGGGCGCCGACCAGGAATTAAAGGCATGTGTTGAGTGGGTTAAAAACCAAACTTATTGGGCAAGTGAAGACGCACTCCGTATTGCTCGCCGTCCCAAATCACAAACGCTAAACAGTGTTGCTTTGCAAATGCTAAAAACAATTGAACGGGATGGTCATTACATTCCTGAAATAACTGAGACCATTCGTTGCGCACTAGAGGCAATGCCTAATGAGTGACCAAAAACTAACAAAGAGTTGGTCTGACAAACTCACAATAAAAATAACTGAAGAAGATGATGGAGGTATTGAAATTAATATTGACTGGGATCCAGAGGATCCAGATCTTGAATACTGGACAAACCTTGGCGAAGAGGGACAAAAATCCTTTATCATTGATACATTAACCAATGCAGTTGACTGCTATGTCTACTAACACTTACGGCTTAGATGAAGATCGTTACATTAAGATCTTTGAAAAAAAGGCCACGTTTCTTTTCAAAACAATGGGTGCACTTATTCGCGCATCATGGAATGAAAACGTAGATCTTAACGGATGGCCCCATGATGTTATCTGGAAAATGTACGAAAGTGTTGCATATGATGCTGATGATGAAGCTCGTGTAATCCAGAAGACTGAAGACCCTGAGAAAATTGCTGAACGTTCCTACGATCCAATCACAATGGTTACTCGCGAAGATCTGATGGATGAACTCAAATTTATTAAGGAACTACTGACAAAACCAGAGTGATCAATCGTCCTAGTCATGACGTTAAACTGACCGCCATCTATTTACTCAACTCATGTTTGAAGCAATTGCATCTGCTGTACTTCCGGTATTAAAAGAAATTCTTTGGACAGTAGCCGCAGGACTACTGGCCTATGCATTTAACAAACTTCAATCCAAATTCCAAAACATCTGAGCCATGACTCAAATCACTCAAGCTAAACTCAAAGAACTCAATGTACTTAAGCTGTACGAACACTATGGTGCCCTGGAACGCAGTCTTCCTCTCCTTACTCCTGAGTCCCAGCAGTTGGCGCAAGCTGAGCTGGAGGCCTGTGCCGCTCTCCGTTCAGAGAAGATCGACCGCATCTATTACGCTATGGCGTCCCATGAGGATGCTCTTGAACGCATCAAGAAAGAAGGGGAGCTCATTACGCAAGCCAAACGTCACCACGAATCCCAGCTGCAGTCGCTCAAAGGTTTGCTAGGTTGGTTGCGGCGTTCACTGCCATTGGATACCAACAAGATTAGTGGACGCAATTACCAATTTACCCTTACACGTAAGAAGGATTTAACTGTTGAGATCACGTCAGACCCAGAGTTTTGGCACACTGAAGAGCAAACAGCTTATTGTATTGAAGAAGAAGTTACTACAACCAAACGAGTTGTGCTACGTTCAATGTCAGGAGAAGTTCTTGACGAAAGAACAGAACCTAAAACCACAACTAAAATCGTCCCTAATCTCGATGCGATACGCGCCGCCCATCAAACAGGACAACAGCTCCCAAGTGGGGTCAAAGTCACACAAGAATACGCAGTCCGTTCCAAACGAATCTATGGAGAGTCTCGGATGGAATTGGAAACATCCGAGTATCCAGGACACCTTCTACCTGAAGATTGATGCGCCTACCGATGGAGATGACGCACGCATCAAAATGAATTGTCACCAGCATGCGGTAAAAGATTTTGATCTCCAGCTAGAGATGAATAATCTGGAACTTGACATGATTAAAGATGGTGACGAGGTATTGCCTTATAACCTCAGCAAGTTTGAAGAGCTTGAACAAAAGAAACTCAAGTTGCTGGTTGGCAAACGTTTCCATCAGAATGCAGCAAATGCCTACTGGTTCTATCTGGCCAAGTGTGGTAAATAAACTGCAATACAATAGTTAAAGCAGTAGGAGTTTCATGGGCGGTGATTCAGTTCTTAACAAGTTGATTGCTGGGTTCACTCAAGATGGAACTCCTCTTTCCGCGACTATTGGTTCCAAGATGGAACATGGTGTTGTCATCTTGACAGCAGCTATGCTGGCTAATGAAAACTTGGCATCTAGCATGGATGCTGAAGAAATGGTTGATGCTGCAATCAATTACTACAATCTCATTCAAAAGCGTCTTGGTTATTACCAGCAACACCAAGCTCACTCGCTAGAGCAACTGTTCAACAGCTAAAGCCTGCTAAAGTAACTGAGCCATTACATCCAGAGATGGATCCAATTATTGTGCCAAAACTGACCGTGTCATTTGCGGTTGATCTTGAAGTGGAGTACGACTCTTTTAGCGGACGTACGCCACAAGACATTGCAATTGCACTCCAGGATGAACTGGACGTGCTACTCTTTGAGACAAGCCCTGCTGTCAAGGGTGTTTTTACTTCCATTACTGCACTGGACTCCAATGACTAAATCACTTTCATCCAAAGAAATGCTTAAGAAGTTGAATACAACGGGGGCATTTGACACGCCTTGGCTAAAGCACCAGCTTGCAACTTGGAGTGTAACTCAGGAACAAGAGAAGGCTGACTTTATGGAGCACCTATACCAGGTGTATAAGCCAGCTAGCCACACGTTTACAGGGCTGTGGGAAAAGTTCTGCATACTTGAAGCTGGTCCCATCATGCGTGAACGGTACTTTGAAGTGCTTCAAGCAATTGAGGAGTATGAAGCATTGCAAGCTGCACAAGCCGCTGTTGTTTCATAAGGTTTACAATAAACATATTGTTTTGCTAGGACGGGCCATACTAATGGAACGTCCTTTTTAATTATGGAACACCCCCACGAACCCCTTGACGCCATTCAAATTTGGCAAGATTGGTACAAAAAGAACAGGGTAATTGCTCAATTGGATCAACCTTTAGTTTCAAAAGATTCACGTGAAAACCTCCACGACACTACCAATGCGGTAGATAAACTGCCGGACTGGCGTTCTCACTACAAAGAACTTATTGAAGACGCACCTCAACCAACGTATAACTCCATGTACAAAGAAAAAGCAACTGATTATTTTGGTGACACTATTGCAGAGTTTGCTGATGAATTGACAGGTGAAGAACTTTTTAATTGTTTTTTAGCAGCTGCAAATAAGAACTTGGGTAGAGTTAAAAAGGAATATGACCAAGCTAAAGAGTTAGTTAATCTTTTGCTCAATACAAAACCAAAAAACAAAACAAATGTCTAAAACAAACAATCCTGATTACCCAACTTGGATTTGTCGTGATTGTGGAGAAACGCACGGTTTGTGGTACAAACGTGGTACATATATTGGGCCACCATACCACATGTCTACATCACACATAGGAACATGTGGTGTTTGCAAAGTAACCAATGTCCCTGTGACTGAACCCAGGGACTATGGACATTTACGTTCTGGATGGCTCAATAAAACAAAACACTAAACAATCTCAATCATGCTTGTGCTTCTGTCCAAGAAATACGAGCAGCAATTGTGTTTGTAGCCACAGCGCTGACGTTAGTAACCCGGATGGTAACAACATCCGGGCCATCCGGATACAAATTAAGTGCGCTAGTTGGTACAGTAGTATTTGTTCCTCCACCAAGGATGCTGTTTCCTAAATCACGAACTAAATTGAGATCTTGTTGTACAACACTAGGGGTGTAAACAAAGAAAGAAAGAATTGTCTCACCACCTGTAACGGTTGTAAAAGGCGTAGTAGCTGTATGTAGTGCTACTTGTGCCAGGCTAGAACCACCTGCTGCGGCAAATGTACCAGCACCAGACCCACCAATTCGACCATTAAGAACTAACTCAACCCTAAAGATAGCAGCTGCACCTGTTGCAACAATATCCATTTGACGTAAAGTCAACTGCATACGGTTGATTAAATCACGCGCTCCAAGACTACCTGTAATGCCAGAGTCAACACTAGGAGCCAATCTAATACTTGCTAATGCAGCACTTGCTCCAGCACCAAGGTTGCTTAATGCTGTAGTCATACCAGCTTGGAAAATGTATGACTTGTCATCGTCGTAACCACCATCCATAATTACAGCCGATCCCCAGTGCGCTAAAGTACTGGAAAACTGTCCAGGATAAGCTTGCACATGCACAGGTGCAGTTGCCGAATAAGTGGTTGTTTGTGATGTAGTATTACCACCCCCTGCGTTTAATCCCCCAGGTCCTGTCAAACTTGTAATGGATCTACGTAAGCCAAGAAATTGAGTTGCATTTTTGTTGTTATATTGAATGTATTCAATAGAACCAGTGACGGTTGAGCCTGATCCGGAAGTAACGTTGGCGGGTTTGGTAACAACTAATATTCCACTTTTAGGAAATCCCTCAGTGCTGGCTACTGTTATTGCATCCGTTGCCGTGTTACTAAGGGTTGCAGCAAGTGTTGTATACGCAGGAATAGTATTGCACTCATAACGAGCACACATATTACCTGAACGCATATAAGCTTCTGTATTACGGTTGCTATTCGGAATGCGATGGCAATAAATAATTTCTCCATCTTGATCTTTAAAACCAAACCGAATTGCACCTGCACCATACCAGGCGTAATCAATGTACGCCATTTGCATTTTGGTGAGGTTTAAATTAAACCCACTTGGGCCTAGCCCATCGCATTGGTCCAAATTCCATTGACTTTGCGGATAACGTTCTTCAATTCTTTTGCTAACAACTGCATTAGCAATGTTATCAGTTCCCCTGTATTCAGGGTAAATTACCATTGAAGTATCGCTAAGAATTGAAAGAACATTGTAAGTCATTCCACGAAGTACAATGACATCTCCAGGGCTTAGCTGTTTTGAAAAAGTAGTGTTAGTTCCAGTGACTGTTGTTGTTCCTGCGTTGATAGCAATTGAGCCAGAGATTTGAGTTGTTGAGCTACGCTTAACTGCATATAAAGTTTGTCCATCAAATTCAAAGAAGAATCCATTCTGTTCATCAAACAAACCAACGCGGTTTCTGGCATTCCACCAGCTTTCAGGACTTACCGTAATTGGAAAACCAACGGCAGGTGAAACAGTAGGAGCAACTAAAGCTGTATAAGTAAAAGAAACATCACTGGGAACACTTAAAACCAAAAAGGTTCCATTGTAAGCAGCTTCAGTGCAACCTGAAATAGTTACAAAAGGACCTGTTCCAATGGGATAAAGGCTTGATGTTACAGTAGAAGTAATCGTTCCTGTTGGTGCATTAGTAACAGTAAACGTAAATTGCGTAGCCGAAACAATGGATGAGATTGTCCATGTTCCATTGGGAGGATTAGTTCCTGAACTAGTTGTCCCTGTAATATAAATTTTGTCTCCTACATTAAATCCATGAGAGTTGTTTGTAGTACAAGTAACTACCCTATCAACATAAGTAAATGCTGCACCTGCAGAAGCTGAAACAGGAATGCCGCCAAGTGCTAAATAGTTACCGTTTAAGTTGTGCGGTGTTTTTAAATTAACAGTAACAGTTGAGCCAACAGCAGTAATACTGTTAACATTGAAAGCTGGTTTTAAACAGGTTCCTGTACTAAATTGAATACCTTTACCAGATTGGTAACGAAAGTAACGGCGAGTTTGACGAATTAATTGATTACCTGTATAGGGATACCCTGCAGTAAAATCAACGCCGCCATCAAAAGAACGGTGAATTACACTACCAAAAGGACGTGAGAATAAATTAACAGCGCCTGCAGTGTTTCCAATAGTTCCAGTGGGTGTAGCAGCTGCTGTATACGTAAATGTATTAACGCTGGGAGTAGTTTTTACAATGAAACTTCCATTTGGTGCATTAGTAGTTGCTGTTAAACCTACTACAAAAATACCGTCGCCGACAGTAAATCCATGAGCATTGGTAGTGGTAACGGTAATTGTAGTGGTGCTAAAAGTAAATGCCGTGGTTCCAGTGAGGGGAATGCCTGCACCAGTGTAAAAATTACCAAGGTAAATATATGTTTTAGTAGAATCTAAAATTGAACCACTGCCTGCAGTGCTGGGAACAACGTAAGTAAAAGTAGTGCCGGGAGAAGTTGCAACTACAAACCAACCATTAGCAACAGCTTGGGTTGTGCTCTGTACAAAAATAGGTGTACCAACAGCTGGAGATAAGTAAATACTAACGTTGCCAGATGTGGTAAGAGTGCCTGCACTGATATAAGTAAACGTAGTTGCTGTTGTTGCAGTAATGATAACAGCTTCATCAACAGCAGTACCACTGGTGTAATCAACCCAAATCCTTTGCCCTGTTTGTAAATTATGGCCAGCAGCAACAGTGACAGTAACAGTGGTAGTACCTGCCTGTGAGTAAGTACCAGTAAAAACAATATTGGTGGTAACAGTAATGGTAGTGGTAGATGCAGATACTGCGCTAACACTTAATGGGCTAGTTACTTCATAAAAAGCACTGGGCCTATTATTTAACAGGTTTAAACTTTCCCACTTAGTTGATTGAGTACTGTACTCAAAGTCCGTATCAATTAATGCTTGTGGCGTTGAAACGCGCAACTTGCCAACAGGATCTGTTAAAACCTCACTGCCGGTGATTGAGGTGTCACCTTGAGTTTTAATTACGTCGTAAAGTTGACTGTTAGCAAATTGACGTGGCATGTCACTGGGTCACTCGTATTCCAATTTTAACATCACGTTTTAAATATTGGTTTAAACTAGTAGAAAGTATCTTTGGTACCAAAGTGATTATTCGTTATATCAATGACTATGGTGATGGTACCTCTGGGTATGCTGACTATGGTTCAGGAATTGTTGTTGTTACTGCTAGTGGACAACCTATTGAAGTAACATCTACCACCAGTGGAACGGTAAATATTCAAGGTGGAGGCACAGGCGCTGACGCATTTGGACGTTTACGTGTTGCAGCTCCTTTGACATTATTTGATTCAAGTCATCGGTATCATGACAATGGTTTGTGGACAACATCCAGTGGTACTGGTGGCACTACATCATTTGATGCAAATGCTGGATTGGTCACACTGAACGTAACTACTGCATCAGGCTCAGAAGTTGTACGAGAAACAACCAAGGTATTTTCTTACCAGCCTGGAAAATCACTGTTGGTTATGTCAACGTTTGTGTTGGAATCTGGTAAAGCTGGATTGCGGCAACGCGTTGGTTACTATGGTACAAACAATGGTATGTACCTAGAAAAAAATGGGACCAGTGAGCCAGTCTTTGTAGAGCGTAGTTTGGTTACAGGAGCTGTAACAGAAACAAGTGTTAGCCAATCAAACTGGAATATTGATCCATTGAATGGTACTGGACCCTCTGGTTTAACGTTGGATTTGACCAAGGCTCAAATCTTGTGGATGGATATTGAATGGCTTGGTCTAGGTACTGTTCGTTTGGGATTCATAATTAATGGGAAGTTTATTCATTGCCATTCATTTAACCATGCCAACTTAATTACAGCTACCTATATAACTACAGCTTCTTTGCCTTTAAGGTATGAAATTAAAAACACAACTACAACAGCAAGTAGCAGCACATTAAAACAAATCTGTTCCACCGTACTGTCGGAAGGTGGATATGAGTTGCGTGGTCTACAACAAGCCATTGGAACTACTATTACTGCTCCGGCTAGCTTAACGACTGCAGGAACTTTTTATCCGGTTATTTCATTACGTCTTAAGTCAACAGCATTAGATGCAATTGTTCTTTTAACAGCTTTGTCAATGATGGCTGCTGCTGGTACAGCTAATTATTGTTGGCGTGTAGTAGCAACTGGAACAACTACAGGTGGTACTTGGACCAGTGCTGGTACTGATTCCTCTATTGAATACAACTTGACTGGGACCAGTTTTAGTGGTGGTCGTGTTTTGGCGCAAGGATATTTTTCTGGCAGTAACCAATCAAACCTTTCGGTTGATGTATTAAAAGAAGCTTTGTTTAAGTTCCAGCTTGAACGTAATGGTTTAACCAGTACTGCTTATGAGCTTAGCTTAGTAATTGCAGCAAGTGCAAGCACTTCTACTGTACATGCTTCATTAGACTGGGAAGAAATCTCTCGATGATAAACTGGAATCATTGATCAAGACTTATGTATACACCCGCTCCTCAACAGTATCAACCTGTTGAAATGCCCCAAGGACAACCTGCTCCTGTTCCTCAACCCCAGGACAAACCCAAAGCTCCTGCTAAGTCCAAAGCTGGCGGGGATGTGGGTGCATTTATCCAGCAATGCACTTCACTCTGTGCTTACCTCAAGGAACTGGAGACCCAGTCACATTTGATCCATTTAAATATTGAGTGCCCTGACTTTATTAGTGTGCATAAATTCTTGGGAAAACAATACGAAGCTCACTTGGAGCAGTTTGATACGCTTGCTGAGTTTATTCGATCAATGGATTTTTATCTCCCAAAATGTGGCTGTGAATTAAAAGATGCAGCTCCTCAAATGCAAGTCGTATCTTCTTATGAGTGGAAGGGAATGCTTGGAGTGTACTATAAAAACCTTGAAGAGCTTGGGATGAAAGCCAAAAAACTTGAGTCTGTTGCACAAAAAGTAGGTGCTATTGATATTGCCAACTACATGGCTGATTTAGTTGGACAGGCTTTTAAAGCTGCTTGGTTTGTCAAGAGCATCTTGCGTGCTGCTTAAATACAAAGAAGCTTTTGAAATAGTCACAGGGCAATCGCCAAGTAAACCAATTGCGCTATTGCAAGTAGCACACAAAAGACCTCTGATTTTACCTGTTTGATGGCAATGATCAACTGAAAAGTATTTATGTTTTTTGCTTTTGACTGAAGGATTGTCTGTGCCGCAAATAGCACAACAACCTTTTTGTTTTGTAAATAAATAATCGTAGTCTTGTTTGGTTATACCGTAACGATATTGGAGTTTGTTTTCCCAAATCTTTTGTTTGTTTCTAGGTTTAGCATGTGTTCTGCGATTTTTCTCTAGTACGCAGCACTTGCATTGCGTTAAATAACCTTCTGCGCGATGCTCCCTAGCTTTTGCTTGTTTATAAAAATGCTCATGCAAATTCTTTTCAACTCCACAAGAAGAGCATTTCCGCAGCTTCATTAACAAACATATTGCTTAAAACAGTATAACTACGATTGCGTTGTAGTTTGTATTTGTTTAAGCACCTGGGTAGGAGTCGAACCTACATCGTTCTGCAACGGCAGTAACCGTACTATCCAATTGTCTCGGACCAGGTGAATCAACCGTGCTGGAATCGAACCAACTATCTAACTTCCTTGTTGGAGTGTCCTGCCACTGGACTACCGGTTGAGTGACCCCCAGGTTTGTGCATCGTTGAGAGGCATAGAAGGTGTTGTTAATTCGTCGCGCTTGCCAAATGGGTCGAGGGCGCACCAGGGAATCAATCTGGCAAAGGTAATTAAACCTCCGGCCTGGAAACCCAGGACTTCGATGATGGATCAGGTGTGCAAGCAGGGACCTGACCTCTATCAATTTTATTATACACAAAAAATCCTGGTTGCTCAGACCAGGATTAGGACAGATTACTTACCGCCAATGCCCACGGGACGAGGCGTGGGTATTGAGCAATAAAAGTATACTGTAATACTTATTTCTTTTTGGCAGCAGCCTCTTTCTTTTTCGCAATCATTTCTTTGAATTTGTCACGTGCTTCAGCTTGTTTGTCAGATGCACCACCTTTGCCTTTAACAGGGGGAGCAGCTTTACCTTTAGCAGGCGGCACAGCTTTGTTGGGAGGAACAGGCTTTTTCTTTTCCATAGGAATTAGGAATCTTTCTTAAGTATACGCGAGTTATTTATCTTTATGACGTTTGGCTGCACGTGCTGCTTTACCAGCTTTCTTAGCTGTTTCTGTATTGGGTACAAACTGTTTTCCTTCCCTACTGCCAGCACGTTTCTTTTGGTCAGTATCTTCTCTTTCCTCCTTAGATAAAGAAGCCCATGTTTTTTCTGGCAAGTAACGCTTGGTGTAACCAGGTTGGATTGCTTTATCGGCTGCCATCTTTATGCCTCTTGGCCGCAGTTTTAGCCTTAGAACGTTTTTCGTATTCGTCTTTGGTTTGCCACTTTTCCTCACCCCACTTCTCTAGTGACTTTTGGTTTTCACCTTTACCTCCTTTGTATCCACCGCCTGCTTCTTTGTATTCCTGCGCAACAATCTGAGCCTTACGGGCTGACCACTGCCCAGGCTTCCCACCCTTAGAACCATCCATTACGCGATCTTTAATACGTTCACGCAATTCGGGTTTTGAGTATTTACTATCGTCTTGAGCCACTCAACTGTTATTCTTTTCTGTTAACAGTTTAAGCCACCTACATTCTTTGCAAGATCGCGCCCAATCCTTAGGGGGAAGTGGAATCTTCCCCTCAAGATCAACAAAGTATTTTTCAAGGCGTTCAGCCTCAGAAGGTGTGCGGTAAGTTTTCACTTTTGTTCCCCATTTTTTGCATGATCTGATCCATCTGCTCAATTGAATCTAAACGGATTAACAAATCAGATAGTGTATTGATTGTAATTGGATGCTCAGTGCGGGATGCAAATGCCAAGGCTTCCCTCAAATGACTGGCAGCTTGCTCAATAGATTCTTTGACTTGGTTAGAAATAGCCATTTCAGATTCCTTTGGTGTTCTTAGTGCAATGTACATGGCTGACAACCGGGCATGTACTAATTATGTAGCAACTAAAGCTACAAAGAAAGTGTGGATACTAACACCAAACCCAACCAATCTGATAATAATCAAACCAGGGTTCAATGCCAAGTGATTCCATTAGTTCATATACTAACCGTCCTTTGCCAAGGCGGCGACCATCTGGCGTCTTAATGTTGTCATCAATAACAATCAAAGTATTGGGACCAATAATATCTTTGGCTGCAAACAATTCTTTTAAGTGGTGGGCGGCAGGAGCCCAATCATTATTCCAATCTGTAATGTTGTAAGAATCTAAGTACAATAAGTTGCAGTAACCAGTGAGTGTGCTCAGATACTCAACCGAATCGCATTCAATTACTTCGGCATGTTTAGTGCTGTCCTTTGCCAGGCTACAAGCATTGGGGTCAATATCAATAGAGATCAACTGGCCTCCATGAGTATCAACATAGTTGTCAAAAAGTAAAGTGGAGCAACCATCACCCGTGTAATTGTTTTCCTCTCGGTACGTACCAGTTTCAATAATTACAGGATTTTTGAAGTCATCAAGGTAGTTAAAGATTGTTTCAAAACCTGTTTGCCTTGCTCCAAGACGAACCTTGATTGGGTCAAAATATTTTTTCCAGTCGGCCATGGTTAAATATCTACTCTGGTGTAGGGAATATCTTTAGATACTAGCTGTTGCTCAAACGCATCTGCTTCAATTGTTTCAACATCTTCAAATATTTTTCCTTGAAAACAACCAGTGCGTAAGTCTTCATCTACATCGTAATAAAAACGTGTCAAGTTAGAAGACATGGATTAACTCCCAAACGTTTTGATGGGTGATAGCTTCCAAGATTAAAAGGGTAGTGAGGGTAAGCATGGCAATGCGTCCGTTTACGCGTTCGGCATACCAGAGGTGATCATCCAGATTTTTGTGGCGTTCCCAACTTTTTAATTCAGGCAGCATTGTAGTCATGCACTCAACCAAACCGTGGGCCTTGATAAGAAAGTTGTTCACTTGCGCGACAAAACTTCCATGAAAAACAAGTAGGCATCCATGCTAACGACCACTAGCATTGCCCCAAGGATGGAAGCAATGGCGTAATTGAAACCGTCCATACAAGCTTGTTGACACATGCGTTAAGATAATCGTAATATACAAAACCGTCAATGGTTGCTAAAATTGAAGCAGGCGATCCATGGTCGCTGAAATATCAAGAGCAACCAGAGTTGATGCGGGAGCTGAACAGCCGCCCCGCCCGTATTACAATTAACGGAAAGCGACATTACCATACCCCGTTTGTAACTGGGCCGGCGCCATCGGTCACAACCATAATTTCAGAAACAGCCTCCGAAGCAAACAAACGGAAGCTGGAGATGTGGAGTAAAAACAATCCAGGTGTTAAAGAAGCTGCTGCTGAACGTGGTACAGCTATCCACTATGGCATGGAGTGTTACCTAAAAGGGGATAAAAACCCTGAGATTGCTGAAGAGTACCAGGACTTTTGGGCTGGTATGCCAGGGATTCTTGATCAGTTTGACGAGGTGTTGTGGGCAGAAACTCCTCTACTGGACAAACATCAATTCACTTTATCAGATGATGGAATTGGTAGGGTGTGGGCCCATGATGAGGAAGGCAGGGCTTGGGTTGGCTCACCTGACATCATTGGTGTGGTGAATAACAAGCTGACACTGGCTGATTTAAAGACCAGTGTCAAACCTTATAGCAGGAAATGGCCCAAGGACTTGGAGAAGGGATCGCCTGAATGGAGAGATCTCCTTGGTGGGCACATGAAATTTAAAAAAACCTGCAAACAACTAGCTGCATACGACCTTGGGATTGAACAGACTCTTGGTATGCGGGTCCAGCAGGCAGCCATTCTGGTGTCAACGCCTGTTCGCACTCAAGTTTTTAAGATTTCCAGGAAGTTTTTAGATTCTTTGAGGGGTGACTGGTTGAAAGTAGTAGAAGAATACTACAGTCAGATTGAACGCTGCAATGTGTATGATCCTGATTTGATTTGAATTATGCCCTGGAATATCGATGACCCAATGGAACGACGCAAGCGCATTGCTTGGTCTGTCGCAACTTCATCTTGCATTGAAAGCAGAAGAGATCCTGTAGATGTCTACAATCAAATAATGCAGGAATGGGATGAAGAAGATAAGAACAAACCTACTACTTTGGATGAGTCCCATAAGACTTAGTAATTTTATGTCGATTTGAAGGTGAGGCTGGATTGCCAGCCGTAGGATAAGAAGACACACAAGTCAAGCCTCCTATGGAAATCCCGGTTTCCGTAGGCGAGTGGATGAGCACGCTCCAAAATCGCATGACAACTGCGATGGATGGAGATTGTTTTCTCTTGCCTACATACATGCACCTCCATGCATTTACCATTTTGAAAGAAGGGATGTTTGCCGAGCGAGACTTTAAAGTAGAACTACAAAACAACAAGGAAGCACAATGAACGCAAACCAACAACTCCTCAAGCCCGGTGAAATTCGTCTTGACTACATCCCCATTGATTGGCCCTTAACCCCATTAGGTGGGAACAAAGATCCTTATGTTGCGGGTTGGCAAAACAAACCTTTTAGTGTACGAGAAATTGAAGAAGAAATCATTACAGGAAACTGTAAAGCCATCGGGCTACTGGGTGGGCCTGTTTACAACCATCCTTATGGTTTGGTGTGGGTGGATGTTGATGGCCCGAGTGTCTACAAGTTACTCGAAGACATCTCCGGATTACCCTTACAAGACGCACTGCCACCAACCTTAACAATTTTTAGTGGCAAAATTGGACGTGAACGGAAACTATATCGGTTAGACCGAGAAAAACACAAGCATTTTGCGCGTAACAAATATACGTGGCATGCAGAAGAAGACAAAGAAAAACTTGAAATCCTGTGGAAAAAACACCAAGGTGTGTTAATGGGTTTGCACCCTGAAACTGATGGGTATTTTACCGGTGAAAACTGTGGGTTTGAGTGGTCCCAGCAATTGCCTGAATTTCCGGAATGGTTGTTGACAGCCATCATTAACAAGAATGTCAAGCAGGGAATCCCCTCGACTGAGATCAGTCGTGTCGTAATGCCAAGCAGCGTTGTTCACAGTGTGATCACTGTTGACCGTGACATGAAGCTAGCCGTCAAGGCAATGTGGGCTTTGCCTTCGGAAGCTGCAGACGATTATGACATCTGGATCATGATCGGTCAGTCACTCCACAGTTTAGACGAATCCCTGCTAGATGACTGGGATAACTGGTCACAACAGTCGAATAAGTATCGGGAAGGTGAATGCCACAAACGGTGGCTTTCCTTTAGCAAGGGCGGTGGTCGTGGTATTGGTACGCTCATCCAGACTGCCCAGGAGCACGGCTTTGTGGTGCCCCAGGACTACCGGGCAGAGAGTGTAGATGATGAGACGCTTGAGGCTGCGGCTGCAGCACTGAAGGCCATTGAAGACGCTGATGGGATGGTTGTAACAATTCCAAAAGAAAAAGAAGAACAAGCTATGTCCACCATTGGGCATATTGCAAACTCACTCGAAGATGCTATTGCCATGGGTGAGGATGTTAACACTGATAAAGATGGGAAAAGGAATCCGTCTACTTCTGAAATTGTTGATGTACTTCTAGGTAAATACAAAGGTGGCGTGTTGTACAGCTTGCCGCATAATCAATTCTTTATTTATGACACACGTTGTCATGTCTGGACGCCCCTAACAAAAATCGAAGCACTGGGTAAGATTCGTCAAGACCTCACAATGCTTGGCAAGTTTCTTCCAAAGGGTTTTACGTCAAACATGATGAATGACGTTTTTATTCAACTTCAAGCGGCCTTGGCATTTAGTGAATGGTATGACGGCACTGACTACTTGTTATTTACAAATGGCATTTTAAATGTTGAAACGCGTGAACTACTTCCGTTTAAACGGAATATGTACATGACTCAGCAAATGCCATATGAGTATGATCCGTCTGCTACTTGTGAAGCCATTGTCCAATGGCTGAAGCATACCCAACATGACAGTTGGAATCGTACGCAAGTGCTGCGGGCATGGCTAAGGGCAACACTCTTGGGTCGTTATGAAATCCAAAAGTTTCTTGAGATTGTAGGCCCAGGAAAATCAGGTAAGTCCACGTATGCAAACCTTGCTGTTGCATTGGTTGGTAAAGCAAATTGCTACTCCACTGATATGGAGAACCTAGAAAAAAATAGGTTTGAAGCTGCGTACTGTTTTAATAAAAAGCTGTTGCTGTTCCAGGATGCAGACCGTTGGGGTGGCTCTGTATCAAAACTAAAAGCAATCACAGGATGTGACTGGATTCGTGCCGAGCGCAAATATCAGGGAGATGCAATGGATCCCTTCCAGTACCACGGTGTTGTCATTATTACTGCCAATGAAGCCATCCAATCAACTGACTATACTTCTGGCCTTGCTCGTCGCCGTCTCACCATTCCGTTCGATCGTCCATTTGAAGGTGGACAAGCAGAGCAAAAAGAACTAATTAAATTTGATGCCAAGGGGAATCCGCAGGGTGTGTTTGCGCCATTGCTACCAGGGCTTGTTAATTGGGTCCTGGATATGAGTGAAGATGACATGCGTTCCCTTCTGATGGAAACCAGTACACATGTACCGTTCTTTCAAAAGTATGAGAAAGCACAGTCTCTACGTTCTAACCCCATGCTTGATTGGCTTGATAACAAGATTGTGTTTGAGCCAAATGCTTCAACTCCTGTTGGATACTGTAAGGTTGCAGCAGGTGGTGGGTCCGGTGTTTATATCAATTGGGGGACATGGTTGTATCCAAGTTATGCAGAGTTCTGTCGTAGCTGTAATGTAGGTATTATTTCACGTGCTCGTTTTGAAGTGCTGTTGATGGACATCATTCAACACCAGTTAAAACTAAATGCCTACACCATGAAGAATACGGCAGGTCTTCGTGTCAATAACATAGGAATTAGGGACAGCAACGGCAAATATGAAGATTATCCTTCGATTGTTGAGTTGGCTGCAAACCCAGATGAGTACCGAGCTTTCTATGGTGCAGTAAAAATCAAAGCTAATGATGCGAAGATAGAGGATATGCCTGCCGAGATGTGAGTAACGGACGCCATTTAATCCTGGATCTATATGACTGTGATCCAAAGGTCTTGAATGACTATGAGGAGCTTCAACGTTTGCTTGAGGCTTCTCTTGTTATGGCAAAGGCAAATATTCTTCGCATCATTGGTGAGAAGTTTAAACCACAAGGTGTGACACTACTTGCTTTATTGGCTGAGTCCCATGCATCAATCCATACCTGGCCAGAGATTGGGTATGCAGCAATCGACTTGTATACGTGTGGCGATACAACACAAACACATCGAGCAGCTGAGTTTTTAAAAACAAAACTCAAAGCAAAAACTGCGGAAGAAAAAGAGTTAACTCGATCAGTAACGCCGCCCAACTTGTTGTTGTAACTCTTCAATCTTTTTGTCTTTTTCTGTCTTCATTCCAAGGGCTCCAGCTAACGCACCCGTAAGCCCAATACCTGTTACAACCCCAACTTCATCACCAATAAAACGTCCTACTGCACGGCCAACGTGCTCTCCAGTAATGGCTTTGGGTTCTTTAAGCAATGATTCAAATGCTTGGCCAAGGTCTAAGTCAGTGCCCGGTACTACTGTTCCTTTTTGAAGCATTGCCATTTTTGCAATGTTATTGTCCATGGAAGCAGCAGCTTGTACGTTAATTAAATTTTCAACTTGATTAAAGCCTTGATCCATTAACTTTTGTGCTGCAGCACCCATTTGCTTGCGTTGTTCAGGCGACATGTTTTCAAGCGTCTCTAGGCCAGCACGTGCTTGTCCCGTTGCACCAACAACTGTATGGTATTTTTTAAATGTTTCTGGGTCAACTCCATATTTAGTTGCAAATGCCTGTGGGTTTTGCAATGCTTCATTGAGAAGTTGAGAAGAAGTTTGTTGTTTTAGCTCTTGTTTGATTTGACCTTTTGCAAAACGCAATGTTTCTGCACCGCCTTGAGCAAGTGTTTGTTGGCCGGCAACCCTACCAAAACTTGCGCCAAGTCCTTGTTGGTTTTTTAAAGCTTGTGGATGAAGACGTTTTCCAATTGCTGCTCCGATAGATTTACCTAACATGCCAATGCCAAAGCCGCCGGCAACAGCACCAACAGTCTGAAGAGCAACCTGAGGCAAACTATTATCTGTACCAAGAAGACTCAAGCCTGCCGGGACACCCGTCATCAGGCCTTCCTGAAATTCGTTAAACAATTCATTTTGTTGAAGCTGCATAAACTTACCAGCAAGCGCTTGCCCGTTCATGATCAATCTTTTTTTCTAGTCTACGTTCCTTTAATTTTTTGGTATAGTGAGCCAAGGCATTACTAACTACCTTGGAAAACAAACCTAAATTACTGTGGTGTGGTGACATTGTTGCCATGACAGGTTTTGCGCGTGTCACGGAAAACGTGTTGAAACATTTAAAAGATACCTTTGACATTGTTGTGTTAGGTCACAACTGGTGGGGAGATCCCTGTGAGCAACAAAAGGAATACAAAATGTATCCTTCGTCGAATCGTTTTCAAACTGCGCCGTTTGGTGAGCAACGGATTCGTGAAATTGTTGAGCGTGAACGGCCTGACATTGTATTCACAATTAACGATATGTGGATCATTAATGAGCAGTACAGCCAAATTAAAGATCTGCATCAGGCTGGCAGCTTTAAATTTGTTGGATATGCGCCAATGGATTCGTATGGTTGGACAGGGTGTTTAGCAGATACAGCTAATGATTGGGATGCTGTAATTTCTTACACAGAATTTGGCGCATACGAATTTATTAAAGGAGGTATTACTAAGCCAATTACTGTAATTCCTCATGGTGTAACACCAGGGCAGTTCTATCCCAAAGACAAAGTTGAGTGTCGTAAAGCTCTTGGGCTGTCGCCTGATGATTTTATTGTGTTTAACGGAAATAGGAATCAATTCCGTAAACGAATTGACATTACTATCCAGGGATTTGCAAAGTTTGCCATAGATAAACCAGAAGCAAAACTGTACCTGCACATGGGCCTCAAAGACCAGGGTTGGGAAGTAATGCAGATCTTTGGACGTGAGATGCAACGTGTTGGCCTCAACCCTAACAACCGCATCATCATGACCACGCAAACGGAAGGACCTCCAAACGTCTCAGTTGAGATGCTCAATACGATCTACAACGCTGTTGACGTTGGCGTCAATACCTGTAAAGGTGAGGGCTGGGGTCTAGTCAACTTTGAACACGCTGCATGTGGTGTGCCACAAGTGGTGCCAGACCATACGTCGTGTAAAGAGATTTTTGAAGGGTATGGATCGTTGATTCGTTGTGACCACGTTGATGTGGATACCAACTACGGAAGGGAAATGCCATGCCCATCCTCAGAGCACCTTACTGAACTGTTGAATGAGCTGTACGAAGACAAGGTCTATCACAACCATGTTGGCAGCAAATGTAAAGAACGTGCTACAGACCCACAGTTCTCATGGGACACAGTTGCGTCTCAGTTTGGCGGCATCTTTGAGGACGTGCTGAGCCAAGGGAATAAGGCAGTCTCGGTTGAGACACCAAAACCAAAGAAGGCACGCAATAAACAAAACAAACGCATCGTTGGGGGAAGTGCTGCGTAAGTACAGAGGTACTGGTGCCAGGGCCTCCACAGTAAGTGGGGGCTTTTTTGTGGGCAAAAACACGGTATAGCTGGAAAACACCCCCTGTTATTTCCTGCTATACGCTTAATTCATCTTGTTATTAGGAAAAACGAACTTATGGAAAAGTTAGGTTTGGTCACCAGGTTGGCCATGTATAGGTGGAAAGTTCTGGGGGTTTCAGTCTTAAGATGAGACGGTGGTGAGAACACCGGGGGTCCGGGGGAAACAAATGTACTACAAGTAAAAGTCAGAACTTTCCCGCTATACATACATAACTTTTCCAGAAAACCTAACTTTTCCATAAGTTCGTTTTTCTCTAGGATAAGTTCAATTAAGCGTATAGCGGGAAATAAATCGAGAATTTACCCGCTATACCGTACTTTCACTGACGTTTGCCGCTATACTTGGTATGTCGTAAGCCGCTCAGCTCACTTCAATGCGCACCTACACCGACCAGATGCCCCTCTGGTACATCCAAGAACGCTTGGCACTTTCGGATGAGTTCCCCAGTGCCCTGGTATGGACGATGTCTTTTCAACGCCACAAGGCAGGAGAGATGGCTGGCAGGTTGGACCGAGTCCATGGGGTGTACAAGGTTTGGCTCTGCGGCACTCCTTACGTGGCACACCGAATCGTGTACTACCTACGCACTGGCGAGGACCCTGGGGCAGCAGACGTAGTACATGGTGAAGACAACTTGGAGAAAGACAACAGAAAAGAGTTGGTATTGCGCCAGAGAAAGGCACGTAATTCCGTCAAACGTTCTTACTGTCGAGCTGCAATCAAAGTCGGTTTGACCGATGCAGAGGTCATTGCAATGAACAATAAATTGCAGGAGGTGTGAATCATGGCAAACACACTAGACAACCGTCCACTACGACAAGCAGTCTTAGCGCCTTCTGATTACCCACCAATTCCTGAGATTGATAAGTTGTCAAAAGAAGAACTTGATTCCCACGGTTACTACAAAGGGTATCCATGTCTTCACAATCATTCCATCAGAGAAAAAACTAAGCATTGGTGCTATCACTGTGCACAAAAAATCCGTAGCAATATCTGTGGATTTGACGTTAATTATTTAAGTAACGATTGCAAACACCAATATGCCCGAATTTGGAAGCAGATCCCAGTAGGACATGCGGAAGATTGTTGGGAGGCACCAGGAGTTGCGCGTTCTCGTTACGGATTACCTTCCTATAGAAACCTGGCGAACAACAAAACAAACAACAATCAAACAGCCCATAAATTAATCTATCAATGTGCATGGGGTGACGTTGGTTCTATGCGAGTGACACGCACTTGCAATAACAAAAACTGCCTTAATCCTTTACATTTGATTACAAGTTGGAACAGAATTTTTCCACCAGCTAATATTCATCCGTTCTTCCCTGAGTTTGAGTATGAAAAACTAATGCTTTATAGCGAAGCATGTCGTCGTGGTGTGCCAGAAATACTGACAAAACGTGAATACAAACAGACTATTCAACATCCATTGGCTCATAAAAACACCCCCGATTATGATTGAAATACAATAAATACAAATCCAATAATGTCTCGCAGTACAGCTACGCAAGCACAAAGAACTTTTAATAACCCTTTAGTACTTGGTACGTTTAGTTCCACATCACTTCGATACTTAAAAGGAACCCTGGGACCGCAAAATAAAGTTGTTGGGCGTGCGGATACAAACCAAAATTCAAATGGCGGTTTTGGTGGTGGCACGTACAATCATTGGTTTCAGATAAACATTGCGTCTCCTGCATGGTTGATTCTTGCCAAGGGGCCGCCGCGTCCTAATTACATTCAGATTTCTGCCTATGACTTAAACAAAAATCCAATCCAAGGTCAAGAAATTTTTGGTGCTGACTCTATCACTACGTATGCTGATGGACAACTATATATTCCGTATTTAAATACGGTGATGAGTGCGCAGTCTGATTTGTACAATACTTTTGATCGTTTGCGTCTTGACCGTGGGGACGAACGGTACTACCCATTGGAAGCAGGAAGCTATTTAATTTGTGTTTCTACCACACGCAATGAACCTCTTGCCTATGAACTAGGAGTTGTTATTGAGTTTCCAGATGCAGAAATGTTGTTTGAACTGGAAGATTTAGATGGAAGTATTTTTATTCAAGAAAGTGCACAACAGTCACAAGCTGTTGTAAGTCCTGTATTGACAACAGTTGTTATCCCATCAGATCTATACATTGTTACTGAAACTCCTTTTATCATTCAAAACACAGGCAGTGTTGAAATATCTGCTACATCAGTAATGGATGTTGGGGGTACTATTCCTCCATCTACGTATGGACAGTATGGAATCACTGTAGAAGTCGGCGATGATGCGTATTTCAACACCGTACACGATCACTCGCTATCCGAATGGAAAATTGCATGGCAGAATGAGCATCAAGACACCAATCGTTTCCCTGAAATTTTTGTACCTTTAACCAACAGACAATGATCAAACAACTTCTTAGGCTGTTAAAAAAATCAAAACCAAGCCCAAAAACAAAACACTCACCAACATTGGCCTGGCAAAAATACTGCGACGAAAATCCAGGAGCTTTGGAGTGTCGCATGTATGAAGTATGACCCTACAATAAAAGAAACGGTACACACCCATGGCCCACATTAACCAGTACTTTGAAGTGGCTCTTGCCATTCACGCAGCATGTTCTGCAATTTGCGCTTTGACTCCCAACCCGCGTGATGACCAGTTCTTGCGCAAGCTGTACAAATTAATTGAGATTGGCGGTCTTGTGATTGGTCGCGCTAAACAACGCTGATCAATCAGGTAATACCTGAGTCCAAAATATAACGCCATCATTATCTTCAACCCATTTCCTTGTTGCGTAAGCCTCTTCTTTACTGAGGGTTGCGCATTTTTTTTCGTCGCCAACTTCCCAGCACATATTGATGCGAAGCTTTAAATCTTTGTTACGTTTCACTTTGAGATAAAGATTGCCCAACCTGAATTAGGACCGTCGCATTCCCAACGACGTAACCAATTTTTCCTACTGTACTTAACACCTTTACCACTCGCGGCAGAATTGCTGGTGTATCCGCCATACAACATGTCTGCTTCTCCATTCGGATCGTTGTGAACAAATGCAGTTGGCGTAAAACCAATGCAACAAGTCCAGTGGCCACCACCTGTAGGAACAGTGACACCGCCTTTATGTAACCAACCAACGGCTGCCGGTCGGTCATTGCGTAACTCATTTTCCAACCTAGCTGCATTGCAGTTGGTAATGAATGTTGGCTCTAGTCCCAGGGAGCGTAGAGCAGCGAGCTGTGCATCTTTATCAGTTGTATCTCCGTATTTAGCACGGATTTTACAATACTCATCATCAGTCTTGACCTTGCCATAATAAGCAGCAAGCATGGCACAAGACGACGAAAAACATTCGCGATATCCTTTACCAGAGACGTTATCAAGTTGATAGAAGTATGGAACGGACAAAATTTTGGTTGTGGTTGCATCCTTGACATTGATGCCTGGAGTACCAAGTTGTTTATCCATGATTTGAATTAACTTGGTACTATAGCTTGGGTCAGTTGCGTACCCTTCATCAACCAATAGTTTTGCGCATTCATTCCTACTCGTTGCCCTGTTCACACCCTTATATCCACCAAAGTCCTTGTACCAACGATTAACAAGGTAGTAAGTACAAGTGCCAAGATCTGGAAAATCAATAAAACCTGCTTTAATTGTTACCCATTGACCATTGACAAACTCCTTGGTATCAACCGCAGAACCTGCTCCTTTGAGGCCGTAATAGTTATGAGTTCCTGAAGTGTCTTTCCCCCAATTTGATTCAAGTGCCCATTGAGCAGCAACACACTCTGGATATTTTGCACCCGCATTCTTGGCTATTGCTACTACACCATCCCAAGTATTTGTGTAGAGGCTTTCTTGTTTTGATGTTGTGCGATACTTGACAGCAAAAGACTCCAGAGTCTCAGGAGGAACCTGAGTCTGGAGCCATTCCCACGCTTCAATTTGATGTGGTTCTTCTTTGAAGTACCGCGCTGCGTCAACAAGTTTTATGGACATCGACCTAGAGGTTTTCTTAACTCTAAGTCAAGTGTACCAAATCACTCAACGACTTCAGTCTCGGTAGTTTCAGTCGGTTCTTCCGGTGCAAACTCAATGGTTTCCAGGAGTTGACCAATGAGGTTACCAGCAAAAGCAATAAGGTTACCGTCGCCGGTAGCACGGGCAGAACCAAAGGAATTAATTGCCGAGACAAGTTCAGACTTCTTGCAGGTCATGTTAAACAAGTGACTTTAAAAAGTATAGCAACTAATCACCAAGGAACACCAGCAGCCGAAGTGGGGTTAGCTTTCTGCTGGATTTGGTTATACAGTGATTCCTCAATGGAAACAACTTGATCCACGCCAAGGGTGGAGAGTACCCAACCAATAACTTCTTCTTTGGTCAGTTGATCGAAAGGAACAAAGGAAGTGGGGTCAGGAGCACCAAGACCGACGCTACCATATGCACCTACAGTTTCACCGTCTTCTTCCAGGGAAGCAGTCCAGTGCACAGTGTAGACAGCGCCATCAGGACAAGTTTCGCCATCAGGAAGATGACGCTCCATGTTGGAAATATCCCAAACAGTGTTAGCCATAACGCATTGTTTTCTTTTATTTTACCAGGGAAACATATGTTGTGCTAATAAACCGAGTGCAACCTGTTGAGTAGGCCGGTTGCCCCCTGGTATCAGTAGAATTAGTAGCCCGCAGGACCCATCCAAACTAAATTACAATTAGAACTACCTCCTCCTGTTGTAGTGTTTGTAAAACGAATTACGCCAGCACTAGGAACAGTCAAAGTAAACGGAGCGGCAGAAACGCTTCCATTGGTAGTTGCTAAAGAAGTGAATGTTGCAGTAGTTCCCCTGCCCATAACTGCATACAAGGTTTGTGTTCTTGTACTTGCAGAGGGTGCATAGGTGTTTTCAACAATTAAAAATCCTGTAAAAGAGACGCCACCACTAGCAATAGTAATATCTAAAGTACCATTCAATGCAAGGAGTGCTGTATTGGTAACAACACCATGAAGTCCATTTTGCTGAACAGTAGCACCTGACATAGTGCTTGTAGAAGTACCAACCAACAACTTGCCTGAGCTGTCGATCCTCATCCGTTCCGTTGGGCTGCTCGCACCATCGCTCGTTGTGGAAAAAACGAGGCGGCCCGGCATATCCCCAGTGCCAGGGGTACCATCTACATCGCATCGAATAGTAGCGGCGATTTCTAAATTAGTACCATCAGCACCGTTAAATGAAATAGAACCCAAGTTATCGCCAGCGTTGACAATGTCTGTACCACCTGGACTTGGCCCCCTGGACCTCCCAAGCACCACATAAGAACCACTTGGATCGGCGTTGCGATTAGTAATAAACGAGGCTCCAGCAACACTGCCTGATTCATTTTGAATGGGGAAAGGGTCGCTAGATAGTGATCCACCGCTAGGTCCATAGGCAATTCGAGCATTACGGCTGGTAGAAGTCCCCACCAACAACCTGCCGGAGCCGTCGATGCGGGCGCGTTCTGTGTTACTGGCATAAGTATCCATAAACCGCAGTTTATTGAGATACTGAATGGCAGTGCCGTTGGTGTCTATAGTAAACCTAAAGCTAGGAACGGTTAAACTATATGCAGACCATATTGTCAGAGCTGGATTATATATACCATTACCTTGGCGATTAATTGAAACGTCTACGTTACTTGAATCACTATAAAAACGCGCATCGCCACTTACATCAAGTGTTTTGCCAGGACTACTGGTCCCAATCCCTACTCGCTGTGATGCGTCAATAGTTACTGCAGGAGTGGCGCTGGCAGTGGTTGCAAGTTCTAGACCCGCTTGTCCGACAATTCGGCCTGCAAGCGCACCTGAGGCATCTCTGAACCAAAGACCCGGTCTTTTTACGCCACCACTTGAGTTAATCTCTAAACCGTAATCACTGGTCGAAGATTGATCAATCCACATTTTGGCATCAATACTTCCTGGAGCTGTAGTAGCCCCCAGACCTAGGCGGCCTGAGGTATCAAGCCTCATCTTTTCCGAAAAAGCAATGTTAAATGCAATTGGATGACTTGTTGCTGTCCAAACTTGTATGTAACCGTTGCCGGCATCAGCCATTAGGCCGCCACCAACCGTGCCTGTTTTTACATATAAATTGGCTACACCGCCGGCTGAGTTAATATCAAAACTTCTAGCCGTTGAACCAAAATTAGATGTGGCAGAAGTGCCTATCGCAATGTTTCCATTTGCATCAACAAATAAACGCCCAGTGCCACTAGTTGCAATGGCGATTTGATCTGCACCAGGGCGATACAACCCCGTATTAGGATAAGACGCAAAACTAATTGATGGAGCTGCTGCACTACCTGCAGCAAACACACCCGAAGTAATTGTATAGGTGCCACCACTGATATTGGTAAAGTTGCCACTGGTAAAGTTTGCAGTCGTGCCAGTGACCGTAACACCTGAAATTGTTTGACCTTTAATTGTATTACCAGATACAGTACCAGTGACTGTCAGGTTTCCAGAAGTAGATGCAAATAAACCAGAGACCGTAATAGTTTGATCACTTCCAGCATTGGTGAAAGTAATGTTATCTACCTTGATGGTGCCGTACGCCATGATAATCTTTTTTCTTTATTTTACTGTACAAATAAATAGATAGGTTTACGGAAGAACCGTGATGGTTCCACGAATAATTAAACCTGCATCCCCTGAAATTACACCAGAGGAAATCAAAGTAGGTGTGGCGCCAGAAGGAGCGGTAAATACACCGCTTACGCCAGTAACGGCACCTGTAATAGAAACACCAGAACCAAAAAAACCAGATCCAACAACTGTTAAGTTACCAGAGACTGTTGTGTTGGTAAAACTAAGGTTGGTTGCTTGAAGCGTAGTAAATACACCTGTTGCAGCATTTATAGTTACGCCGGTAATTGTGGTGCCGGTCACGTAAGTAAAGATGCCTGTTGCACCAGTAACTGTCGTGCCTGCTACGGTTACACCTGAGACACTCGTGGTAAAAATACCAACAATACCAGTGAGGTTAGTAAAAGAACCTGTGTCACCTGTAACAGTGGTACCGGAAACAAGTGTAAATATTCCAGTGCCTGCTGTAACGTTGACAAATTGCCCGCTTATACCAGTTACGGTTGCACCTGAAACACTGGTGGTAAAAACGCCAGATACACCAGTAATGTTTGTAAATGCAGCCGTAGTACCTGTAACGGTGGTACCAGACACACGGCTGGTGAACACACCGGATACACCAGTGATATTTGTAACTAGAGCGGTATCTCCAGTGATTGTGGTACCGGATATGTTTGTATAAACACCGGATACACCAGTGATTACAGAAAAACGACCAGCGTCACCTGTGATCATGGCCCCAGACAGAGACTGGGTAAAGACGCCAGAGATTCCGTTTACGTTACCAAAGGATCCTGTGTTGCCAGTTACGGTGGCACCTGAAACCCTTGTAGTAAATACGCCAGAAACTCCCGTGACATTAGATGCAAGTACATTGTTTCCGGTTATGGTTGCACCTGAAACTTGGGTAGTGAATATCCCAGATACACCACTTACAGTGCTAAAACTTGCAGTTGTCCCAGTAACGGTAGTACCAGATAACGTACCAGTTACTTGTACACCAGATGCAAATTGAGCAAGACCAGTTACTGTTAGTCCACTTGCAACGGACAAGTTGCCGCTAACGGTGAGAATGGGAGTCGAAAGAGTTTGGAATGTACCTGTAGTTGCCGCAACAGTGGTGCCTGTAATTGTTGTTCCACTTAATGTGGTGTAGGTACCAGAGGTAGCAGTGACTTGTCCACCTGTGATTGTTGCGCCTGATAAAGATTGAAAACGCCCACTCGTAAAGTTGGCCGTAGTTCCGGTCGCAGTTGTTGTTGTGACAGTAATAGCGTTGACATTGGTACCTTGAAGATTGGTACCAGTGATTGTTGTGCCGCTTACAGTTCCACTTACAGTTGCATTATTTTGTACAAGGATTCCACTAAAAGTTCCAAGGCTTGAACTGTTGAGTGCTGCAAAAGTACTCGTACCAGTTACGGTAAGATTTCCAGCAATAGTTACGTTGCCACTAAAGGTTGCACCGCTTGCTGGAGCATAGTACAAATTGAGGTATTCTTTGAACTGCGTAAAGGTAATCTTTTTATTACGCAGAGTAGGGTCTACCTCAAATACATGGACAAGCGTTAGCAAGTCCTGCTCATCAATAGCAGTGCCGTTAATTGACGGAAATTCGGAAATCCTTCTATTTGCCACCTGCTATTCGTACAGAATACCTATGCTTTAATTATAAAGCGTTTTACTTAGCGCATCTTAACCTCGATTCGTGGCAACAAGTTAGAAATAAAGTTCCACGATACTTGAAGTCCTGTTACAATTCCACAAGAAAGCAAGATCACAAGCAGTAATTCTGCAACCGTAAGGTTGCGGCGCACATAAACCACCTGCGGTTGTTGCGGTAAAACTGCACGTTGAGCAATGGTTTGCTGGATGGCACGTTCTCGCGCCATTGCTTTCATTTCAGCCAACTGCTCAGGTGTGATCTGTGGCTCCAGGGGAGGTTGCACTGGTACTTGGCTAGGTAAAACTTGCTCTTCCATCGTCACAAATGGTTTTGTTGACAGACTAACATATAAACAGAACGCCTGTAGTTATGAGTTACGGAATCAGAAAGGGCCTTGAGGACATTGCACAAGAACTAAAAGGGATACGAAATATCCTTGCTTCTATGTGGCACAGCCGATATTCAAACGAAGAAACAGACGCTTTATGTCCAGATGCTTATGCTGATGAATATGTTTCAACCGAAGAATGTGGACGACGTCTTGGAGTATCCGATCAAACCATTAGAAATTGGATTGCAATTGGAAGAAAAGAACCGGCAAAAGGCTGGGTCGAGGGCATTCATTACGTCAACATATCCCCCGGAACAAACCGTAAAGCAGTCCTTCGTATCCCTTGGAATCAACTTATTCAATCTTTTGCCAAAAACCGTGAGTTAACTTCGGTGGATTTACGAGGCCGCGCAGATATGTATCAGTCAACCAACGCGTTCCTTAAATAATGGCACATCGATTTCAAACCGTAAATATCAACAAGGTTGCCATTAAGAATTACCAGGAAACACTACCGGAATCTTTGGCAAATCAAGTGGAGATGTTTCTCCCTCCCAGTGGATCATTTGATGACGGGTGTCTGCGCCGTTACCTGGAAAACTTAAAAAAGTATGAAGAAGAAGACATTAATTCTGGCATGACTTTAGCCAATCGTTTACGTCTTGTATTCCAAGATTTACAAGCAGACACAATCTGTGGTAAATTTCCGCAAGCCGAATTACCATTGAAAAGAAGGCTTCGATGCGTTGCGGAATACTTGATTCGATCTGGTGAATTTAACAAGGTACGAGACCAAGCGGGGAAACTTGTCAAAAAACGTGGCATCCTTGGCAAGTTAGTTGTCTTGTACCAACCTACCGAAAAACTTCTAGAATCATTACAACGCCAAGGGTTAATAGAAAAATGTCAAACCGACGTGAAAAGTTAATTGCTTCTGTTATTGGTCCAGAGATGGATGAAACAAAAGCCAAGATCCTTGACGGCACTTTGAAATTAATTCTGAGTGACATGGGGCAGCATTACTGCAAAATGTGGGAAGTTGAGGGGCCAGGTATCATGGTCTTTCAACCTAAAAACAAAGAACGTTCAATGTTTTTCATGACACTCAAAGAGTTGCACTCAGCACAAGAGGAGTGTGAACATGAAAATAATGGAGATCTAGCTGAAACATTTAGACGTATTCTTGAAGCCGCACAAAAGATTAATCCCCTGGAAAAAGCAGGATACTTGATTAACGATCGTGACGGCATGCGTTATTTAGAAATTGATTACAACAAAGTGGATGAAAAAAAATGACCGGAGGCGCTCGCAAGATTAAATCCAAGTCCGAAGAAATTGAGTGGATCACTAGCTCGGATCTTGTATGTGCTGCTAACGAATTGATGAGTGGAATTGATCTAGATGTAGCAAGTTCCAAAATTGCCAACGAATATGTACAAGCTAAACAGTTTTACACACCATCAGATGATGCATTAAATACGCAACTTTGGTATGGAAATGTATATTTGTTTCCCCCCGCTGGAGCATATTTTTGGGATAAGAAACATGAACGATGGAAAATGACACGAGCCTCTGCTTTATCATTGACCTCTTCTCATGCCGTATGGTTTCGGCGTTTGTACCATGAATGGTTGTCAGGTCAAGTAAAGCAAGGTCTTTATTTTAGTAATTGTCCTGACATGATTCGTTACGAACCTAAAATTTTTGAATTTCCAATGTGTATTTTAAGGACGGTGCCAAAGCTCAATCGTCATCGCCAAGGAAAAGTTGAAGTTGCAACTACGTGTACTTCTTTCCTTGTGTACCTTCCTCCCATGGATTGTGCAAGCGAGGCAACGGAACGATTCATAGACATCTACTCGGAACGTGGGCACATCCTTTCTTGAGCCGAGTATACTGAAATACGATTACAAAAAATCATGAGCGTACTGGCCGACTGGGAGATCAAGCAACTTGCCGAAAAAAAAGGAATGATCGAACCCTTTGTTGATCACCTTGTCAACAAAGAAAACGGACGCAAGCTCCTTAGTTACGGACTGAGTTCATACGGTTACGATATCCGGCTCTCACCTAGTCAGTGTTTAATTTTTGGTAAGATCCAAGGTGGTGATTGTGATCCAAAGAACTTTGATCCAACCATTTTGAAACCTGCGGATCTTTTAGAAGACGAACGCGGTCAATATTTTTTACTTCCTCCATACGGTTATTGCCTTGGCGTTGCGCAAGAACGGTTGCAATTACCACGAGATGTGACCGTAGTTGCAGTTGGTAAGTCTACGTACGCTCGTTCAGGAATCCTTGTAAACATTACGCCAGCCGAAAGCGGTTGGGAAGGTTACTTGACATTGGAAATAAGTAACTGCACTGGACTTTTTAATCGTATATACGCAAACGAAGGGATCACTCAATTACTTTTCTATCGTGGTAACCCTTGTGAGGTTAGTTACCAGGACCGAAAGGGCAAGTATCAAGATCAACCAAATAACGTAGTATTCTCTCAGGTTTAATCAACCAAACCTATCTAACCAAGAGAATGGTTTGCCGGCAGATGACGTTGGTTTGTCGGCATATCCAACGTACCCGCCTTTGCCACCAGATTCTCCCATCGAGGGCGTTTGTAATCCTCCAAAAGGCTGGCCAAAAGAAGAAACATTCGTGTATGTTGCATTTCTTGGTGTCTTGCCTTTGAGCGTATACTCGTTTAAATCCCTTGCAACTTGAAAACGACCAGCAGCTTTAGCTGATTTAATAAATTTTTCTGCTTTCTGCTGGTTAATAACATCTCCTTCTTTTGTGTAGGACGGTCTTTCGGGCCAAGAACCAGGGGTTACTGTTGGAACATCCGCCCTTTTTTTATATTCCTCTTCTTTTGCGTTTCCGTATCTAAGGTCTACGTTGTAACCAGATGCGGGCGTTAAATCTGAGTCCTCGTTTCCAGAGGTACCTAGATTTTTTACGGAATTAGGTGGAGGAGTGTTTGCCATCTTATCATTGTAAGAGACGTAAATCGCTTAAACACCATGATGCATTCTGCCGCAGGGTTTTTAGATAGTTTTGTACAAGATGAATTGGATTGCCGTTGTCTTAATGAGGAAGATTTTGAAGCTCCTCTCGCCAACGAAGAAAATGATGTACCATTGTATGACATGTACAACAGGGGTCTGGCGTTATGCGAGCAAGGTCTGGAAAGGAATCCACTGAATCTAGAGGGAGCACGGCTCGGAACGACGGGTTACATCCCTTCGATGGAGCAGGGGATGGCGATGGGAGCGTCACCAAAACCCAAGACGTTAGTGCTGGATTTGGGAGCACCGGACGAAAAGGAACAGCTGTTTTCGGCGAAACGGCGTGGTTTGCTCCGATAGAAAGTGATGAATGCAAAGATGGAGTCTGCCCAGTCCCCTGGGCAATAACAACAAGTTCAACCCCTTCCATCCAAAAAGATGTAGTTAATCACCCTTCACATTACACTGACGGAGAGATTGAATGCATCGAAGCAATCGAGGCACAGCTAACCGCCGAAGAATATCGCGGATACCTAAAGGGTAATATTGCCAAGTATGTTTGGCGTGAGAAATATAAAGGCGGGACAGAATCACTGAAGAAAGCGCAGTGGTACCTAACACGTCTAATTGAACTAGAGTAGTTCAAAACGGCTGTAACTTTTCCTCATCATCATCCTCGTCGTCGTAAAAACATGTGGCGGCGAGTTCAGCTAACTCAATATCAGTTGGGTGATCCCAATCGATTTCAATGTTTTCAGACGCCATGATGTCTCGAATGGCGTACCATTCCATCAAACGTTGGTGGTACAGATTTAACAAAGCGGCGTGAAGCTCGTCCCAGGTCATCTCTTGAGCCTGAAGTTCTGCTTTACGCATTGCAAACTGGAGTTCCAAAGGAAGTTCAAATTCCCTGGGCTCAACTGACCGCTCCATTCCGCTCTGCATCTTTTTACTGCAAGTATTCTAAACCTAGCTACTGAATTCTAAAGGAACGTCATCGTTGGTGTAGTCGTCCCAGGGGTCATCATCTATTTGAAACTCGTTAGCAAACTGTGCTATGACGTAAGGACTAAGGTTTTGCTCCAGGGAGCGAATGGCTTTTACTTGGTGCGGGGCAGCAGTGTAGTTTCGGAATGCCGCAAGCAGTACGTCTGTGGAAGACCAAGGGTTTACGTCAATCTCTTTAAGAAAAAGCTGGACCTCTTCACGACGCCTGTGAAGTAAACCTCCGATTACTTGATGGTCCTCATCAAAAACCCAACGGCCCATCTCTTCTGTAGCAGCATAAAAATTTTCATGCTCAATACAATCAATTATCCGCCCATACAAAAATGCTTCCCAGCCAACTGAATGCACAAACGAAAGAAGCGCTTGCCGCATACTGCTGTCCAAGCCAAGGTTTAATTTAGAAAGCTGTGTATCAATGACAGAAAGCTCATGGTAAAGATACTCTAAAGCTTTCTCTTGGCTACAGCATTGGCCGCGTTTAACAGGAGAACCATCGGGATAGAACTGAGTTCCAAACCCGATGGTATATGGTTCGCCACCTGACGACAGATTAGAGTACGCTTTTTCGTTAAACCCTTCGTATTTACGAATTAGGTTAACGGCATGCGAAAAATCCGTCATGGAAGTAACTACTATTACTTCCAATCATACACAATTTACCTGCCTTGACCGCGAGACAGTTTACGTCCGTGGCTAGGCAAGGAGTGCCTGCCCTGACCTTGTCTGGTGCGCTTCGGTTTGGACTCAAGACGGACTGTGACTGATTTGGGTTTTGCCATGACGGAAAGGAGTTGGCGTCACTACTTTACCTGGAAACAGAGCCGCGAGCACGCCGGTTGTTACACTGCTCTTGATGAGTGGCCCATCTAACGTTACCTGGTTCGTAATGCCCAAAGTTATCGATACGATCTAGGCTCATCCCCTCTGTTCTTGGCCCCAATTCTGCATAAAACTCGTCAAAAGAATCAAATCTGAACTCGATGTTTGTGTAATAACCATAATGACCCGAAGTGCACCTCCTTTTTGCTTTGTAATAACTGCTCCAGGCTCCTTTTTTAATTGAATCATGGCGAGCGGAAGGATTTTGCACGCTAAGTTTTTTTCCTTTGTAAGCGCAAGATCTGCATTCCCAGGTTTTTCCTCGACGATTAAATTGATCTATTCTTATTTTTGCTTCTTTAGCACAGGTAAAACACCTTACGTCAACATAGTTCCAATGCTGTGAAGACATTGGGTAATTGCATCAGCCCCTAGTATACCACCTAGGATCATCCACTTTACTTTATTGCTCCAGTACCGAGCTGACATGATATCCGGGTTTGCATCTTGTGCGTTATGCCTGGCGTAATAAGATCTTTTGCGTGCCTTGTCCTTTTCTGTTTTTGGATGTTTACCAGCGCCCACTACACCTTGTTGACCAAAGTGAATAATTTTTTCTTTGCCGTCTTTACATGCTTTTACAACATGGCTTTTAGTTGGATGACTTGGAGTTTTCCTTGGTTTGTTGCACTCCATAGAGTCTTTGTGGAGCTTGGCGGCACTGGCTGCTTTACGTGATTTATCTGACATAGTTGTTAACCAAAGAATGAACCAAGGCCAGTTCCACCAAAGAGAGAAGGAGCACCTTCATCTTTTTCGTCTGTAAAGTAATCAAAGTAACTAGAGCGAGTCGGTTTATACGTTTCTTTCTTTTTTATAGTATCATCAGAAAGCATGTTATCAATTGAAGTCATTGCAACAAACGGATCTGAAAGGTCAGGTAAATTAAATCCCATCAAGTTTTGCAAATCTTTAGACGAGCTTTTTTGTCCTGAACTCAAAATATTCAAACTCTTATCCTCTTCAGTGGCGTCGGGAAAAAACTCAGTATAAAACTCCGATTCATTTCCACCATACCCTGCTTTTTGAAAGATCTTAAACAGTGCGCTACCCCCTGCAGGCGCTTCAACTTTTTGATCGGTATCACGTTGAATATATCCTGCCCCAAGTTGTTCTTGCGTTGGTTTAATCTTTTGTTCGTTTAACTCTTTAATGCGTGCACGGATATCAATCGCTGGATCAGTACTTAAAATATTCACCAAAGCGCTTTTAATTTCATCAGTAGAATCTGTTTTTGTGTTGTAGCCAAGATCTGTTAATTTTGTTTGAAGATCTGCTGGCAAGCTTGAAACATTTAACTTGTCTACAAATTCCTTAGCTTTTTGTTCTGCTGAAACAAAACCAAGAAATACAGGATTACCAAAAGAAGTTTTTTGACTCTGTAAAGCATCTGCAAGAGGACCCTGAATAAATGCAGCTAAATCTTTTGTGGAATATGAGTCAGCAACTGGGTCATAGTTTTTATCTTTACCAAGTACAACATAATGTAGACGGGCAAAATCATTTTTATCTTCTAGATTAATTCCATATTCATAAGCAAGTTGACCCCAGGTTTTTCCGTCTTTTATAACTTGATCACTGTTGCGTGCGTCCCAGGAACTTTGAACTTCTTGTTTTTGCTGTGTATATAAATTACTTTTACCTGTTTGATCAGTTCCTGAAAGCAGTTCGGGATTCCAGTAGAAACTAGGGTCAAATTCTTTTTGTGTTGCTTTGGAACCAAGTTGATTAATATATGCTTGCGCTTGGTTATTGGCAAAATCTTTTAAAGCACTTGAGGCAAGTTGTGTTTGCAAAACATTTTGCTCGTTATTTTTAACGTCCATGTAACTAACAAACTCAGCTATGGATTTTGACGTATCAAATCTAGGCTTCAAGTAATTTTGAACAAAAGAGTTAGCAAATTCTTTTTCAATCTTGTAAACCTTAGATGCATCCACTGGGTCCCTGACTTCAGAAATTGTTTGATATCGTTTTGTCAAGGTTTCGTCAAACCATTTCTGCCAGTTGTATTGGACGGATGAACCTATGCCAAGACTGCGGTCCAAACTGTCTGATAATTTTTTACCTGATTTGGAATCACTTCCAAAGCCCATGTACCCACCAGCGCCCACATCCCCAAGAATTGAGTTCTTAATGTCTTGCTTAAAGTTGTTGACATTGGGCATGCCCATGCCTTGAAGCATGTCAACCATGCCTTGTTCTTTAAGAGCTTTACCGTATTCATCAAGAGTTTGTTTTAAAACATCAGCTGACAAAGCGCCAAATGTTTTTTCTCCTTGTGTATCAACGTACTTTTGCGTGGCTAACTCAGCAATAGAAGTAGGTCTTTCAGTTGTTTTGCTCAACAATATTTCACGTAGTATTTGTCGCTCGGCATCAGTAGGAGGCCGTAAAGTTTCTGTGTAAGTTTCCAGGGGTTTAGGTTTACCTAAACGCCCAGCAGGAGCGCCAACAAATGTATAGTCTGCGTGCAAAAATGAATCTAAATCCGGATACTTTTTTGTAATGTCAATGTCTGGAATTTTTTTGCCAGCAAATGAAACAGAGGTAGATGCATTATTCCAGCTCTGAACTTCTTTTGGAACTTGCTTTGCATAGAACTTTGGATCAAATTTGTCAAGTGAAACTCCTTGTTTAGAAGAATCCCATGGCTGTATACCAGTTGCTTTTTGGTAAAAATTCTCAACCGTTGCAATTGTTTCATCATCAATATAGTTTTTGGCATTGCTGTTGTTTTTTTGAAGAGTCTGATCAAGAGACTCCATTAATGTTTTATAGTTTTCGCCAGGGCCTTGAATGCCGTTAAAGCGTTGTGCAATCGTTTCCGCAACCGTAACTTCATCGTTTGTTGCGTCATTAGGCAGAACAGGTTTTAATAAACCGCCTACGTTTTCAAAACGAATCATGATGCTTCTTTATGTAGCTGTAAATCAATCAAAGTGAAACCTTCGGGCTTCATCCAAGCTTTTATTCTACTTAGCTTTTCTTCCGTAAAAAAAGACTGTTGACGGTACCATAGTTCCATTTCAGATGATGCTTTATTTGCATTGCATTTAGTACATGCAGGCACCAGGTTATTCCTATTAGAGCAGCCAGATTTAAATCGTGGTACAACATGATCCAGGCTTGTGGCCTGTTCTTCGCAATAAACACATTTACAATCCCAAGCTTGATATATACTTTCTCTAAATCGTTTCTTGGCAAGTTTTGGGGTTAATTCAACTAGCAGGGCAAGGGGCTCGTGCTGGCTGCAAAACATGCTCTTCAATTGCCGTTAATTGATTCTAATTTCCCTATGCGTTTTTCCTTCAAAAGACAAAAGATAAAAATTTGTTTAAGACGGTTGACGGATCAGTCTTGTCGTGTAAGGTACAGAGGTAATGACTGCCACCTTTATGGCTAAGCATCCGGGCTGGGTCTCTGTTCAGCAAGCAGAGGAGCTTCTTGGCATTGACCGCAAGACGCTTTTTAAATACCGCGATGACGGCACCTTAAAGCTTGGCCCGCATTTTGCAGCATTTCCTTCTACTCGCTCCAGGGATAGCTATCTGTGGAATGTAAATGCAGTACGTAAACACCTTGCTAAACAAAAAGAGCTTACCGCCGTTGCGTAAGTCCTAAAAAGAGGGGAACAACAGCTCCGTTAATTCGGGGCTGTTTTTTTATGCTGGTTCAATGCCGCTTGCATATGCGCTCCAGGCTAAACCAACTGCTTCCATTGTAGAAAGTTCTCCACTGGTATAGGGAAAATTAACCACATCTCCAGGAGAATAGACAATTGGACTGCCACTGTAGTAAACCGTGCTGTTACCAAAGGCACTAGTACCTAATTGTTCAGGGGATAAAACGTATTTAGTTTCTACTACATCTCCAAATTCAGCCACTGGTGAACGCTCCGTCTTTTCGTTGTATTTCAAAGTTAGCACGTTTAATAAAACTAGTCGGAACGTTTAAAAGTTTTTGCATCATTGGAAGTACTTGTGGAGATTGGAAATTACTTGGAGGCAAATCCATGTACTTAAGGCCATTAACAGAATCAACATATTCAGCATGTTTTTTCATAACACTTGATTCATTAACTAGCTTTTGCTCCCATCGCACCATTCCCTCCTCCATGTCAATAGGTACGTCAGACGGTTCTGGAAGGATGATACCTTCTTGGAAACGTAATGCGTAGATGTGTTTGCAGTAACGCATCTCATCTAACAACGGCGTCCAGTAATCATCAAAACTAACAATCTGATTGTTAACTGCCTTGTAGTCAACAAAAGTACCAGGGCCTTCTGCTGCTCCTGCACTTGGAACATTACGAAGATATCGTCCACCAAAATCCCTAAACAAACCAGGGTTATCAAGAGATTCAAAAGTAAGAGTAAGTTTTCTATTTACGTCTTCATTAGTGACAGCATTGTTATTGATGCTGCCATCAGAGTTTGTAATTAACTCGTGCCGGCCGTACTTTAAAGATGAAGGTTTTGTATAAGGAAATCTCTTGGTAGAACTCCCTAACATGTCACGGAAATACGCATAGCTACGACGACTAAAATCTTGGCAAGTACATGCGTACCTTGTACCAAGTGTCAAGAATCTATTGATGGCCGGAGGGCGGCTTGCTGGTGTAATAAAAACACCGTCTGGCGTTGATTCAAAAGATCCTGCTTTCTTTAATGTAAGAACACCAGATGTTCCATTTACATCCAGAAGTAAAGCCTGTACATACCCATATTTTTTGTTGGTGGCGGCGTTTAACGTATCACTTGTCAGAGGAGTCCCACCAGGCTCCAGGAGGCGGTCCTCAACGATCTCGCCGTTCAGTGGTTTAAGTGCCGCATTGCCGCCCACTGGGGGCACGTAGAGAGGGGCTGGGAGCGGGTTGCTGCTGCTCCAGGTGCCAGCCAGTTGTACATACCAGTTATCTGCGTCTTCAGTTATGGAAGCAACGCTTGCCCTAGTACCAGTGGAATCAAAAACATTATCAAAACGGAGTAAAGCACCAACACGACAGCCGGTCCAATGAATTGCAAACTCTCTGTTTGAAGTTGGAAATCCTTGTACAACACCAACAATTAACGGTTGGTTGCCAGGGGGTACCGTAGTTCCTGGTGGTGTTGGCATTGTGTAACGGAAGGGGAATGTTAATCCCCGTTGAATTCCTACCGTTACAGACAGTTCATATCCACGACGCCACCGTGCCCAAGATGATTCCCTATCCATTGCAACAATGGAGTCAGGTACGGCACCACGAGAAAACTCGGTAGTTATTGGTTTGATAGACGCTGGTTGAAATTCGATTTTTTGGTTGAAGTTACCAAAAAGATCACCTTTCTTGGGCGACATAGTTTAGAAAAATCCGCCTTGCGCATAAACGTGCGCACCAGGGGTATATCCAGAAATATTGGGACCATCAGGGAATACACCTACATAAAGACGATCGCCACGTTCTAGATAGATTCCTTTATTGCGTAAAGGCGCAGTTTGACCAAGTCCATTTGTATTACCTGCGGAAACAACAGGTGTAGCCAATTGAGGCATTACGTCAGAGCAATCAACCTCTTGAGCATCGGCCGGCAGTCGTTTGGCAAACACAATTTTGTAGTCGCCAGAAGCAGGGATTGGCGTAGTTGTACCACGGGTTTGATAAACCACAAAGGTAACTTCAGGCTGGTATCCGTATTTAATTCCGTTGTAACTAAATCCACTGGCAATACCGCCTGAATAAATCAAGCTGGTGTTGATGCCCGTTAAAGTGGTTGCCCCTGTGTAAGTGTAATAACCATACCCGCTTTGCGCAGGAGTAGCAAGAACGCCAGTTTGAGAAATAAAAACAATTTGACCACTGGTCAACGAAATGGGCGTGCCAGAAGTTGTGGTGGCTACCGTATAGTCCGGATCACGGTAGTAATCATTGCGGACAATACTGATGGAATCAACCACACCACCACTGTTATTATCTTCACTCAAGGAAGCATCCATGTCCACCAAGATGGAAGGTGCTTGGCCCCCCTGGACAAACAACGTATTAGAAGATGCACTACCTACGGTTTGAGTAGTTACACGCACTGAATCAAACAGTGGGCGATCAACCAACAGAGGTTGTTTGTTTGTCGATGTCGAACTCAATGTTCTACTGCGCTTTTACTGATTTTCCAATTCTAACGTGATTTAACCATAAGGTCTCATATTAGCTAAAAAATCAAGTGGGTTCATTTCTGAAGGAGGCGACAGAAGTTTTGCCATTAGTTCTTGCTTTACCAAATCTGTAACAGAAAGTTCCTTAGGTTGATTATCAGTCATTGCCGACAAAAACCCTTGAAGAAAACTACCAGAAGATGTGTCCTGCCCACTACCAGATTGTTGTTGCGCAGTGGAAGAAGGTGTGGCAACTTGCCCATAAACTTTCTGTAATTCAGAAAGATTTTTGACAGGTTGTCCGTAATAGCTTTTGCCGCTTTCAGTAGGTAAAGATGCCCACTCAGGTGCCAATGCTGCAGATACGCGAGGACTGAATCCTTCTTTTTCTAAAGTGGATAACCCCCCAATCGGCATTAACCGATTTCGTAGAAGTCGAGTTGCGGCAAGATCTTGATTCGGAGCACTGAAATCAGATAGCCCCAAAGCTTTTGCTTGTGCGTCCCAAGTTGTTGATAAAAACTGATAAGCACCTGCAGCGTCACTTGCGTAACGACCGCTTTTGATAACTTTGCCCGGATGTTGTTTTAAATCTGGAGCGAGACCGCCGCCAAGCATAACGCGATAAGAATCAGGCCCGCCACGTTCAGTACCTTCTGCAAAGCGAATAACACGCAATGCATTTTGAGTGGCTGGTTTTGATACGTAACTTTGTAATAGTTCGCGTTCAGTCATCTTGATTGCCTTATTCTCCTACCCAATTTGAACTTGCTTTGAGACCAGGGATAAATACGGTTTGCAGCGCAAGGGCCGTAGCTAGATAAGTCAAAGTACGTTTAACAAACTTAGGGCAGAGAATCATTGGTTTAAAGCGACAACACTGGCACCCATAGATCATAGATCTGCGTCCAGTTGGCTGGTCTTACATGCGTTGCAATGCCAGATGTTTATTTTTTAATTTGTTTAAGGAATTGCTCAAACATTTTTTCATCCATAACCGAAGGCTGGCCAAAAATACTTTCGGTGGCAGGAGTAGAAGCCGGTGCCTGCTGTTGACCACCAAAAGAAATGGCAGGTGTTTGCGCCAGGGGCTGTGTAATATTGTACCCTGTGGCATAGCCTGATCCTTGTGGCATGGCCGGCACATTAGTAGGAAATCCCTGGGGGGTAGGGACTAATTGTTCCTGCATTTTAAAACCTTGCCCTGCACGCGCAGCATTGCCGGCTAAAGTTCCTTGAATTGCATCGTATCCTGCTTGACCAGGTTTTACATTTGCGGCAAGAGTGGGGTTTGCTTTTGCCCACATCTGCATACCGAGGTCTTCTGCAGATTGTTCGGCTGCAGAACCAGGACCTGCAGCAACTGCTTTCTGACGAGCTAATTCGTAACGCTTAAGCTCGGGGTCTTGTGCAGTGAGCTGTGCAACGCGAGATGCTTCTTGTTGATATGCACGTTCAGCGGCAAGAGAAGAACTTCCTTGTTGACCAGGGAACCCGGCACCTGGACGGAAACGTTCAGCGGCTGCACCAGCGGCCTGTTCAGACTGTTTATAGTTGGCACCATAGTTCCTAAGGCCGCCTGATTTAACATTTACATGGCCACCCTGCGCTCCGGATGACGCCCAGGGATTTGTGCCATACGGAGTTGGTTGTAGAAACGGGCGCACAAGTCCCATTAAATTACTTCCCAGTTGATTGAGAGAAGTGCCTAAGTTGCCTTGACTACCTGGGCGAAAAGAAGGATTAAATCCTGCCATAATTACCTCCAAACCTCATGTAAATAGATGCGGGTGCCAACGGAAACATCAGCTGGTCCAGGTAATGCCTGGATAAATTCTGCACCAGAGCGTTCGTAACGGTAACGAGCCTGGAACGGATCTTTGTAGTTGGGAACGTAAAGAATACCAGCTAAACGATTTGTTTCGTAAAGGTAGATTTCATCCCAAACTTTTAATGCTTCTTTGGCATTACTTGACCGAATAGTACGGTCAACGTCACCAGCAATGCTTTCAAGGCGAGTAGAAGGTGAAGTGGCAACTTCAGTTTTCTTTTCAGCTGTATCGCAACGGCCAATTTGAATTGCAATTTTGTCGTAAAAATAAGAATCAGGTACCGTGTTAAGAGCTTCTTCTAAACGAGCATAGTCACCCGCCGGCACGGAAACCGTGAAGTAGCCCAGGTGGTACCGGACTCTACTTTTGTCAAAATCGCTGAGCTGCACAGCTTACTTCCGTATGTTTTTAATTATAGATGTAGTGAATTAAACAGCGTACGGATTTGGCATAGTTGAAAGAAATTGCATCATCATATCAGATGAATCAGGCGGCTGCAATAGTTGCTGTACAAATTGACGTTTCATTGTTGTTTGTGGACTTTCTTTTGGATTACCACTTAATCCAGTACCAAGTAAATAACCAACTAAAAATTCTTTTGGATCCGTGCCTGTACTTGTAGATGCCGTTGATCCAAAACCAGTTTGTGTAGCACCTGGCATTACATCCGTCAGTTTGCCTTCTGGTGTTTTATAGCGACCGGTAGCAAGCCATTCAAGTTGTGGATCAGTAATTGCCTGTTGACCTTGTAATGCTAAGTGAACATGAGTGTCATGACCTTGGTCACCAGGGCCTAAAACTTCGTTAAAGATTCCTAATTTGTTAAGTTGTTTTGCACGCCATGACAGTTCACCTGTGCGTTGTTTCCAGGGAATTGGCTTACCTCCTTCATAAGCAGGTGCCACATCTGGACGCCAATCACGTATATCAATTGCTTCACCAGAAGGATGGTATCCCGTTAAAGAATGCCCACTACTAACACCGCCAAACGCTGGGTTTTCACCAACATTTAACCCAAATCTTTGGAGGTACTTGCCAACATCAACAATAGAGCGATTAGCCATTATCTAGTTTTATTCTCTATTTTAAGATTAAAAAACCCCCGGTTTCCCAGGGGCACTTGAAGATGAGAACTAAACCCTTATTAAATCAGCAGCAAACACTGCGTCCCAATCAATGCGTCCAACCTGTCGTAGTTGTTCGAGAGTGTTGAACCTTTCACCCGATAAGGACATTTGAAGGTCTTTAATTTCTCTTGCTGTTTTTAATCCAACTCCTTTGATATGATCAGCGATCATTTGTGCGGTAGCTGAATTAATGTTTAAACGCACGTCCGGTGGAAAGGTACGTGGTTCTTCTTGTGCAGCTTTATCTTTTACCTGAAGAGTTTTTACTTTTTTCGTGGCTTCTTCATCAGGCACAAGCTCAGTTTTGTATGCGGTGAAAAGACGACCGTCCTGATCTTCGACCATGAACCAGTCACCGTTATCCCATTCACTTACAACCTTGACGCGTGCGCCGGTTTTTTTGTGCTGATAAAGCATTGACGGAAGGGTTGTCATAGGACCAGTATTTACCTGGTCCTAGTTTAACCTAATCAACTAACGGTGCGACCCGTCAGGTAACCATCAATATCTTCGTAACCAGGGGCCACATCAGGTTGAATGTAGCACACTTCAACCACCAGGTACCCAGTAAGGCCAGCAGCGGAATCACCACTGGAGATATAGAAACCACCGGAAGTAGAAGTACTGTTAACAGTTTCTTTGGCGAATACCTTCAGGGTGGTAGCAGCGGTAGCAGCGTAGTTGACGTTACCAGCAGTAACACCAGCAGCACCACTGGCGATTAAGAACGGAGCAGAGCCGTAACCAGCGGTGCCACCAGCGAAGTAGATTTCGCCAGCTTGGGTACCAGACACGGTGGAGGTGAGGTTAGCCTGAATCACACCTTCGCCAACACCGGAAGCAGCGGTGGGGCTGCCACTGTTGTTACGACCGAAGGAGATGACGTTACCAGTAGCTGCATACACACCAGAGGCCACGCGGTTATCACCCCAGCCAGAAGCCACGGAGATTGCGGTGCGGTACACGTAAGCAGGGAGGGTGCTGGTACCAGAGATCACCATGCCGGTGATGTCGGTACGGGTGTCGTCCTGGCGGTAAGGCGAGGGAACGATCACATCAGCAGAGGCAACAGCGCCAGTGCCAGAGGTAGCAGTAATTGCCACGTAACCACGCTGTTGGAAATAACGATAGCCAGGGGTAGCCAGCACAGAAGTGGGGCCGCCTTTGGAACCATCATTGGTACCGTCTTGGCTATTGTCGATATTCTTATACCAGCCGTTCAGGGGTTCAGCCCAGTTGCCGGGATAGATTTTCTTGGCAGACAAATAGGTCATTTATTTTTCCTATGTAAGTGTATGGTTAACTATCAGACGCCACCATCATCGGACACAAAGCTAAACGCGGTCGTAACAAAATCCTTATTCAGAATTTCAAAACCGGCGTAAAGTTGCCAAATTAATATGATAAAGCGGCTGAAATCGTCGTTGTTGTTGATCAGCACTTGAGCATTGGGACCGCCAATACCCACGCCGATCGATTGAGGACCAAAGAAGTAACCTTGGGCAACTTCTTGGGAAGCATAGGTGGAACCACCATTGAAAGAAGTGTTGATGTTCTTGGTCGGGAAGTTAGTCGACTCGAAGAACTTGACACCTTCAAACTGCACGCCAGTAGGCATGACAGGTTCGCCAGCCAGGAAGTAACCTTGACCAGCTTGGGGACCTTGGTAGAAACTAGCGTTGTTAGGCAGCATGGGGTTACCCATGTACATACCTTGGCCAGGATTACCAGCGTAACGAGCAATTTCGCGGAAGTCAGGGTCACGACGCAGGTGCATCATGAAAGTGGGATCGCAAATGCAGCGATACAGACCATCAGCAAAGGTGGGGACGTTACGCTTGCGCAGGTCCTTAACAATGTTCAACAGGTCGGTACGCACCGAGAACTGCTGAACATCAGCGGTGTACTCAGTGGAAGTGTACGAGATGCGGCCAGAGCTATCCTTTGCTTTACCGCCGGGGAAGTAGTAACCACCCTGGCTTGTGCTAGCCTGACCGTTAGCTTCAGCTTTAGCAAGTTCGTCAATGAAGACGCGGTCGCGCCAACGACGGTAGTCATCAAGCAGCGTCAGGCTACCGATGGACTGGTGGAACATATTAAGGTTCCCGCTGTCCAAAAGCAGTCGCTGAGCGGTGATCAAGGTCTCACGCGCAATCTTGAAAGTGCTAGGCTGGGTGGGATCGCCGGGGTCTGCAGGGCCGGTGTACTCTTTCAACACAACCAACACCTTTTCCTTGGTGATGTTACGGCTGTTAGCGGTACCGATAGTTTGGTCGGCAATACGCTCACGGCTGTCCTTAGTGCCAGGGGTACCCCAGAACTTATAGCGGTCTAACTGAACAGTTTGGCCGGGTTGACGAGTAAAGTCGTGGACAACCACAGGCTCTACTGCCATTTCGGTAATGTACGCAGGGTGAGGACGATACAGCTCAGCCCCTAGAATCTTTGGAAAGTCGTTGTCAATAAACACCTTGGTTTATCCTCCAGTGTCAGTGTTTTTATCGGGTGAAAGATAAAGACACATATGTCTTATCTAACACAAATTTTAGCAGGCTGTAATTTATTCAATTACATATACTGCGCAGTTGTCATAGATCCATTAGTGGTTGCAAGTGCACCCCTTGTATTACTCGAGCCGTATTGCTCGGGATCTATGTATTTTTCTTGGAAACCAGGAATTCCCATGGCACCAGGTACGGCACCGAGTGCGACACCACCTAAACCAGCAGCAAGTGCGGATGTAGGCACCGCTAAAGCAGTAAGCCCTTTAGCAATATTTCCTTGCACATTTTTTGTGGGAAAAGGAATTAAAGCGTTGCGGCCAGAATTTGGGTTACCAAACAAACGCGCATCTGCTCCGGCAACAACGTCGGCAGCAACATTACCAACAGCCCGCCTTACATTACTGGTTTCAGGCAAGTTTCTCATGGCATCGCTAAGACGATTACCAAGACCTGTTACTTGTTTTTGTGCAGCGGCAATTAATTCTGGATTGTATTTACCAGCAAGTACGCGTCCTGTCCCCAAAGCACCACGAGCGCCTAAAGCAGCAGCGGCGCCACCTAAAGCAATACTTCCTGGATCTTCACCTTGCCCAGCAAGAAGGCCGCCGGCGGCAATGCCAATACCGGCGGGAACTCCATATGCAAGTAAAGGGTGTTTTTTCCCTAGTGCTTGCATTTGCCTACTCCATTACAAACAGTTTGTTGGCAACGACTTGAGGTTGGGCTTGGTTCAGAAGACGCCAAGCATTCTCAGGGTTTACATCCATTTGTTGCTTGAAACTGCCCCAGAAGTTTTCAGGCTGTTGGGGAGCAGAAGCAGCAGGAGGTGCGGGGAAGTTGCTCATGTAATCTTGAACAGCAGCAGTCGGATAACCACGGGTTTCAAGCTGGGACTCATCTTCGTACACAGGGTACGGACCTTCAGGACCAAAGAACTTCAGCGTGTAATCGCTAAGTACGTCGGGATTTGTCAGGATTTCGTTGTAAGCCAGATTCTCTTGATGCTCAGCAACAGAGAAGTTGGCATAACGGTTCAGAGTTTCAGTTGCTTTGCCGCCCCAGGCAACAGCACTGTCCAGCATGGCTTCAAGCTGAAGACCATAATTATTTAGGATTGCGGGTGCTTCTAGACCGTACGCGTCGATTACTTGGCGCGTTTCGTTGCTCCACCCCAGGTAATCCGCTACTTCCGCCAAGGACGGACCCGAGGAGGTTTGGGAAGAGCTGGGCGAGTAGTCCTGGTTGGGTGACCAGGTCTGCGGAGCCGATTGTTGCGTAGCTGGGTTGCTGTACTGCTGACCGTAATTCGCCGGGGCGTATTGCGTCGTCGGAGATGACTGACCCTGGAACGGGGATTGAACTGGACTGCTCAACAGTCCCACTACTTTGTTGAACGCCGACTCCCAGGGGTTGGTCGGAGCTGCCGGTTGGGATTGGGGGGCGTACTGCGTAGGGGCTGATTGGTAATTGGGGGCCGCCTGTGGTACTGCTTGGGGGTAGCTGGTACCCACCTGATACTGAACCGGCATCCCCACCGGAGCTTGAGGTGCCGGAGCTTGGGCCGGAACCACGTAGCTGCTCGGAGCCACCGCCACTGGTGATTGGCTCGTCTGTGGGATCGATTGGACGGTAGCGTCCTGCATAACTCATCTCCTTTTGTAAAGCTTCTAAAGTTCGATACAGATACGGAGTTAAATCCAATCTTGGATCCGCAGCCATCGGTAAATCCGGCGCCTGTGGGTGAGGGGTCTGCATCATGCCCCCCACTAAGCGAGCGAATTGAGAATAAGCACCCTGCAATTCGTTCACCATCCTGAAAGGGAACCCAGATAACATCTCGGCCCTTTCCTCATCCGTCTTAGACGGGAAGAGGTATTTCAGTGCTTCAATGCTATCAACACCTAATTCTTGTAGGTTGCGTACCACGATGGAGTTGTTAAGGATGTCCTGCGTAGAGTCTTCATAAACAGGACCCAACCAGCGCCATAACACTGTTACATCACCGTCAGGAATAAGACCAATAACTTTGGGTGGGATCTGTTGTGTTTCCACACAAGCCATCATAAGTTTTTTCAACATCTCGTTGTATTTTTTCATCGCTTCTTGATAAGCAGATTCTTCTTCCGGAGTTGCTCCATCTGCCAGATCCACGGGTTTCTCAAGGCCTGCTGCGATACCAAGAGTTGTCTTGAACAATTGTTCTTCTTGGTAAATAATTAACTCAAGACAACGAGAGATGCCATGAGTATAAATAGCATTTGCTTTTTTCTTAGATGTCGCTGCAACACGACCAAATAATGATTTGTATTCTGTTGCGGTAACGCCTGCGGAAATGGACAGTTCATCGACACCACCCAAAGCAGTGCGGATCTCTTCACGATATTGACGAGCAAATGAGTTTTGGTCACCAGTGATGGCATCTGGAACAATGTATCCAACTCGGTCGTTGGGCTCTAGGTTTGCAATTACGCGTGGAACTCGGATCTGTCCATCTACACCACGGCTAACCGGATCAGCTTTAAAAGTAGATCGACTTAATGCAGCAGGACTTGTGAAGCCCGAATTAGCGGCAATAGACGGGCGCTGAACTACAGAATCCCCACCTGCTTCCATCAAGTCCGTCTTGGGACGAGAAGAAAGAAGTGTTGGGTTACCAAAGAACGTAATATTTTTGCGCATAGTGCGCATCAATTCATCATGTGTACAAATATGATTTGCTACTGAGTCGAATTCTCCTGAACCTTCGTTAGAGAATCCTTGAGTATTATTGATAATCTCTACGCAAGGAATAAAACCAAGACTGTTCTTAAGCTGTTTGGTGCTCCCAGTTAAAGCGTAGGTGGGCATGTCGAAAGTCATCTCCGAATCGGAGTGAGTTTCTTCAATCTGTTTAGCTTTAATAGATAAACGGATATAACGCTTAGCCCCAGGGTTATAAGTACTTTGCGTTCCTGTAAGATTTGTTGTATTCAGTTGATCCCCAAATCCATTTCCTTTGCGAACCTTGTAGCTGTAGATAATTACAACTTCGTCCAGCTCGCCATCAACATTGTAATAAGCACGGTATTCATGTTCACGAAAATAATAAAGCCGATAGTTTTGTTTAGTGGGTCGAATGTAAAAAAGGCCTTTGCCATCACACAGGAAATACTCCCAGATCGAATCAAGGCGCGTATCTAATTTATTGTATTTAAGCACACGGTCGAGAAAATCTTTGCGTTGTGCTCCAAAGTTATCTTGTGTTGGAAAAAATTCAACTCCTTGGCGGATGCCAAAAAGCTTCATCTGAGCAACGTGGGCTGCAACGATACTTGTATCAACTACAACGCTACTATCTTTATTGAGATAGGCATCGATAATTTCTTGAAGTCGTGCTTTAGCGTCAGCCATTAACTATGCCTTTCCTTTTAATAGTAACAGCTTAGTAAGAACTGGGGGGATACGGCCACATCTGTTGGCCTCTCATCTGAGTTCCTGTTGTTTCAGTCATTTGATCTAATAACTGTTGAAACTTACTTAGATCTTCTTGAGCAGGAGGTTGAGCTTGCGCAATCATTCCGCCCATGTTTCCAATAGATGCCATTGGTAGTCCCAAGGGAGGTGTACCTTGCATGGGTTTTGGTCCGGGTGTACCATAAACTCCTTCTACAGCCTCACGTTGTTCTCCCGGAAGAATGGGTTGACCCACAGGACGTTTATTAGGAATTACAAATTGTTCCCCAAAGGGATTACCTGCCATTGTTGCATTGTTAAAAACACCTGCGTTTCCCACGCCTACTGGACCACCACCGTAAAATCGCATTTGCCTTTCGCTGTTGTTTCTATTTTACTCTTCTATTACTTCGTAGCCAGCAGAGTCATTAACTTTAGTCAAGCAAATACCAGTGCCACGTACATCCCAGTTAAGAACATCGCCATCCTGCCAGCCTAGCTCTTCAATTATTTCGTCAGGGAGCACAATGTATGGATCACCATTTTCGTCTTCCTGAACTTCAAGAATGTAACTCATTTTGACAAAAGCTTTTCCACCAGCTTATCAAGCTTGTCGTTGATCTGCTTAAAATTATCATGCATTTCTTTAATTTCTCTTAAGAAGTCCACCTTCAACACATACTCCAAAGGCATGCGATTGATCTGATCTTCCAGGAGGTCAATCCTTCTTTTTTGTGAGCTGATATATTCTTGAGCGTTTTTTAAACGCTCATGTTGTCGGTCTAGTATTCGATTGGCCGCCCAGCCGCCCCCGGTCAACGCGGAAACAATAGCTGTTAAGCCGAGGGCTAAATATTCTGGACCCACTGGTATAAAGCTTGATTTTTCTTTATTTATTTTAAGATCAGTAATCGAGTTGAAGTTTGCCTTTGCGCATTAAACCGTTAATCAACCAGACCAATGCATCCACACAGTCGTCGTGACTACTAACACCAAAGTTAGTCATCTCTTCAAACATTGCAGTGAAGTTTCTGAATCGATTAAAGATAATTTTGCGGTCTTCAAATAAACCCATGCAACCACGAAAACGCGCCAATTTATCTGCACGGAAACCTTTAACGGCATGCCAATTAAGGTTGTAAAGATTTTCACCATTCAAACAGACCCGTTTAAAATCGGCCTCCAGTGATGCTTGGTACTGCACAGCTTCTGAGTAAATATCACATGTTGAATAAGTAGGGAAATAAACACCGTTTTGGTCGCAGCCAAGAACTGACCAATCACTAAGAAGTTCTTTAAGTGCATCTAGTTTTTCTAGGTTACCCATCACGCGGATGCGCCTGTAATCAATGATGTGAATACAATCGCCAATCCGTCCACCCAATACCATCACTGTGTAATCATTTTTCTCTTTGGTGCCAGCAGATAGATCAACCCCTACAGCAAGACAATCAAACTCCGTTGCAATCTCCGCTTTAACAATCAGTTCTGGTGCCAAGGAAAGTTCGTTTTGTCGAACTACCTGGTTCATGTATTGGAAAGAAAAAGCAATTGGTGCTTGTCGTTTCTTTTCTTTTAGGTAGTCCAATGACCACATATCAGGCCAATACGACAGTTCATCCCCTGTTTTTGGATCAGTTAAAATTGCCGACAACACAATCTGCATCCAATTGTTTTGTGGATTAAATGTAGTGGAATGAATGTCATCATGTCTGAAGCGGGTACCAAGGCAGATGGCGCGTGCACCTTCAAACATGGTTGGTGCAATCACAGCATTCCAGTTGTCCTGCATCTGTTTACGGATGTCAGGGTTTGAAATGTCAGCAGCAGACTTGATAGCGTCATCGATGATTACAAGGTGTGAACGCTTGGAGGTAACTGAACCTTTAAGGCCTGCGGCACAAAGCGTAAATTGTTCTTCACCTGTAGTGTCAATAGAAGCAAACTTGTGATCGATTGACCAATACTCGTTACTGGTTACGTTCTTAAGAAGACGGACTTTTGGAAAAACTTCTTGGTATCGCTTGCTTTCAATGATGCGTTTAATGGTTGCAGATTTTGAACGCGCAATGTCAACCGTGTATGACAAGTAAAGAATCTGTAGTGGCATCTTGGCCATGGTATGCACACCAATTGCCCATGCAGTAAACAAACCCAATACTGTGGATTTAGCCGAGCCACGGGGGGCAAGTAGATCTACGTTGGGACCAGCAATCTTAAGAAGGCAGCTACTGTCTTCGTTGGTAACAAAGTGACGATGCCATTCTTTGTGATGTTCTGCCGGTGGTTTATCAGCTACGTAATCACAGAAAAAACCAAAATCATCCCTTGCTCTCTGAAGAGTTTCAAGATTCCGTGGGACACGAATTTGTTGCTTGCGGGCAGCAGCTTGTGCGTTACGTCGATATGCAAGATGCTGGTATGCAGGCACGATCAGTATTACTCAGTGTATTACTGAATACTACTTCATTCTTTAACGTTGTTGTTTTTATTCTGTGCTTTGTATTTACGAGATTTATCTAAGGCTGCTTTTCGTTTTTCCTTATCGGACATTTCGGTCCCGTCTTTGTTCTTCGCTTCCTTTTTCTTCAGGTGCCCCAAGAGCTGGAGCGGTCCCTTTTCTTTGTTCATTTTGTTTTTTTTCGGTTAATGCATTCATCACCTCTTGGCCTTGAGAAACTTTTTGTGCCAGGGGTGTTGGTCGCCGTACACCAGCATAAGATTCGCGATTTTTTTGAAGTTGACGAGCAACATCAAATAATCGACCAGCTATATTTTCACCGTATTGCGGTGGTTGCGGTGGTGGTTTCTGCATTGCGTTATTCTAAGATGGTTACTCTTCCATCTGCATATGGGACCACACACTCATTGAAGCTTCTTCAAGAGGAATCTCAATGGGATCATCTTTAAAAATAGTAAGCAGTTCACGTATGGCACGATCTGCACCTGCCATCAACAAACCCTTACGGTCCCTGTTGGCAGTAAACAGACTCATTTGTACAATGGTGCCACGTAGTTCTTTTTGCATTCCTGCAATCCTTGCGACACCAGCATCACGTTTAACAATGCCGTCATCAATATCATTCCGTAGTTTTCTAATATCTTCTTGCATCTCATCAATTTCACGCAACAGAACTTTCCTGTGATCAGGCTTAGGATAGTTCTGTTGGACCCAAAGGTCACAGCCAATTATGGTGCCGTTATACCGTAAAAATCGTGCATATAAATAACACTCAACAACGGAGTAGTTTTCTGCACAGAACGCTCTGAAAGCTTGTTCAGTTGGTGAATCTAAATTATCAACCCATTGCTCAAAGATATCAATATCGATATGCTCTTTGGGCTTGGGCGTAATCTCGGTCTTCGTCGCTTTGAGCGAAACGCTGGGCTTGCTCTGCAGAAGTTCTTTGCTCTTCACTTGTTTTTCCGATGGATGCACGTTCTTGCTCACCTGCCTCTTTCATTTTTTCTTTAGAAGATCCAACGGAAACATCCTGAAAGATCTTGACTGCAGACGCGGCTTTACGGGCCTGGTCCTCGTCAAACAACAAATCATACGGATCTGGGTTCTTTGGATTCTCCCAATCAAATGCGGAGGCGGAGTCGGTCATGATGTCATACCTTGTTTGCCTTCTTTACCAAAGGCATCTTCTTTTTTTGATGCGGCAGGTGAGTCTTCTTTTTCTACTTTATCTTTTGCATAGCGATATGCTACATCAGCAGCTTGCCGGTAACGTGCAAGATCAAAACTTTCGTTAGTGTCGGAATCTGTTTCAGACATTACCGGGAAACATTAAGCAGATCAGAAGTTACCCATCATACCAGCGAGACCTGCAGCCATGGTATCACGTTGACGTGCACGGTTGGTTTGTGCAGCCTGACGCATTTTAGAACCTTCAAGACGATTGATCAGGGTATCAAAATCTTGAAGTTCAGCCTTGGACATGCCACCGCCATACTCACGTTCCTGCTGCTGATCCAACAGTTGCTGGGCTTCAGTTTCGCTCATGCCAGCAGCCACAAGCTGTGCCTTGGTTGCACCAGAACGGTTGTAGGCAGAACCCGGAATACTGTAAGACATTTGTTAATAAAACTCTACTGCTTAATTTTAGTACGTTCAGCTTAAAAATTAAACATAGTAGTAATATTGGACATCATCTTAGGCACACGTTCAATTTGAGAAATCTGCTTATATCCGGAATTAATGATTTTTTGTAGGTCAATTTTACCTTGAGACTCTGCTTGAATCTGAGGAATTTTGTTTTCTATTTCAAATCTTTTAATTCGCTCTTCAATTAAACTGCGAGTTAGTTCATTTGCTGAATTAACGTCAGTAAGGCTTGATGTAGAAGCAGCTGGAGCAGCAGGGGTTGTTGGTGTAACAGGCGTTGCTGGAGCATCGGAAGTACCCCCACCACCTCCGCCTCCGCCGCCTCCACCACCTCCGCTAGGAGGTGTAATAGGAGTGTAAGTTACAGAAGCAATATTGCCCTGCGGGCTGTAACTAAATGTTGGTGTTGTACCAGGATTAGCTGCGGCTGTAGCTCTTGTTTCTGCTGCAGCAGTCTGCGCTTGAACAGCTTGTTGTACAAAAGTTTGGGCAGATGGCCGAACATTTACATTAGCCTGTTCCGCCCTTGCAACAATACTTGCAGGCGTAAGGCCTGTTTTTTCAGCAATACTTTTTACTTCGCTTGCGCTAAGATTCTTGCCTGCGTTTTGAATTAGCTGCTTTGCAGTTGCCATTTTATTTATCTACTTTGTTTTATTTTAAGCTATGCCAAGCATGGTGTTGGCCATGCTACGAACAGCAGCAGGATTAAAATGTACTTGACCACGAATCAAGTTACCCTGCGCATCACGTGGCATGGTGCCATACTGTGATTCCCACGCAATATCAGCTTCTGTTTTCATCTTGGCTTGACCTTCTGGAGTCGATGCAATTCGTTGACTTAAAAAGGCATCAAATGCAGCAGGATCTTTGATGCCTTTTGTTTTTGCCAGGCTAGAAGTTTGATTCCACTCCGCATCAGACATTTGGCGTCCCAAGAAATCTTGGAAAGCTGACGCGCCAAGGTCCCTGTATTTATTGTAATCAACAGGTTGAGAGCCGAGTTTAGCAATAAACGATTCTGGACGCCAGTTGGTATAACCTCTAGTTTGAGCTAAATAAGAAGCTGCATCACTGGGGCTGGTTTCACTAAGGGTACGAGCATACCTTTTAATACTCTTGATCTCACCTTTTTTTAACCTAGATGAGGCAGCAGGATATTGTTCAAAGATACTTAAACCAGTATCAACACCTTGACTTGGCGCTACCCCCGCTAATGAAATACCCATACTCAAAACCTTGCGTTATATCAATTTTACAACAGAAGCATCAACTGCCAAACATCCTGATTGCAGTGCCCGCAGTATATGGATTAAAGTATTTACCGGCCATACTAAAAGCTCTTCCATATTCTTGAGCTTTATTCTGTTGGAATAAAGGACTTTGCATAACACCCAACCCTTCACGAAGGGCTTCCATTTGTTTTGCTTTATCACGATCTAGCATGAACATATTCATGCCCCAATCACGAGCTTTACCTTCTTCTGCTGCTCTGATGGCGTCTTGAGCACCCGCTCTGGCTTGTGTGGCACCAAAGACTGATGCACCTGCTTGAAGGCCAGCAGCAGCCAATCCTAAGGGACCAAAGGCTGCCATTCCACCTGCTGCTCCACCTCCTCCTCCAGCAAGTAGAGGCATCGACATTGCTGATGAGAAAGGAATCATATTTATTACCTATATTTCTTTTATTTTACCCGACAAAACCATAGTAGTTTCTGGGAGTAAATCCAGGGCCCCCCATTTGCATGGAACGGCCTGCAATTTCAACTTGTTGTGGTAAATAATCGTTGCGTGCGCCAGCTGCACGACCAAGTGCTGCAGGTACATCTTTAAGGAATGAACCAATCACTTGGTTGCGAATACCCATTTCATTTGCTTCTTTTGCAGCTTCTTTTTGAGCAGCAAACATTTCACGAATGAATTGACGATTGCTCTCATTATTCTGCTGTGCAAAAAGATTTTGCATGCCGCCAAATGCCGCTAAACCTTTGTAGTCTTCCGGCAAATTGGAAGGGATGCTATTAAATACAGAACCTAATTGATCCATGAATCCACCAGCAATTGGCATGGTTTGAGTCCCTTGAATTGCACCCAGCTGGCTTGTGTCACCCCAAGTGTATGCCATAATCTATCAACCAAAACGAATTTGAGGAGCCTGCATCACAGAGTTGGCATATGGATTGTTCTGCAAATAACTCTGTGCCAGGTTAAAACTACCAGCTTGTTGACCTTGTGCCAGGGCACCAGCAGTTGCAACAACACCTTGCTGCATGTAAGCCTGGCTTTGAGTGTTAAGCAATGCTTGCTGACGGGTTAGGTCGGCATTTTTTGCCTGGTTGAGTAATGGGAGATTCCGTTGTAAATCAAGATATGCTTGATTGGAAGCATCACGACTCAGGTCACGCATTGCACTGGTGTAAACACCCATGTTATTGCGGTATTGCGTTGCACCAAGTTCAGCAAGCTGCTTATTGATTGCCATTTGGGTGCTGAACTCACCCTCTTTACCTTTAGTGGGATCGCCTGTTACTTTTTGACGAACAGACTCAGCACCTGACGCAGCAGCGCCAGGGAGAATTGCGCCAAGTCCCATGAGGCCGACACCGACTGCAGTGCCAATGGGACCTTTGCCAAGTAATGCAGCACCCGCAGCAGATAAACCAGCTGGAGCAAGAGCACCAAGTGCTCCTACAGGACGGCCAGCTTCAATCTCTGAGAATGCAGTAGCAGCTGCTGGAAGGGCCCCGGCAATAGCAAGGCCTGCACGGCCATATCCCGCTGCTTGCGGATAATTAGCTAAGAAATTTTTTGCGCCTTGCTTACTTTTTTGGTAAACATCTTTTGTTCCTTGTTTAGCTTTTTCCCAGGTTTCACTAGCTTGTTGTCCTAAAGTTGGCGCCGCAGGAGCTGTTGGCCCGCCAATATTCAGGTTGCTAGTAAAATTTTGTTGGCCACCAAGGCCTCTAATTCGATTGATTTCAGCTATTTGCTCTGGCGTTAATTGGCTTGCGGGGGCTTGAACACCGAGCTGAACATTTCCTGGAGTAACTCCGTAACCAGAATAATAATTCACTTCACTAACGTTGCCTTTTTATAAATTCTATCATTGCATGTCTTGCGTGTATTCTCCGATCGTCGGTAATTTTGGACGATTAGCAGTAGCAATTACTTCGTTAATAACATTTCCGGTCAATGCCCCACTGAGAGATCCTGCAAGTGCAGTAGCTACCGTTCTCCTTGCGCGACCCTTAGGCCCACCAATGCGAGCGCCAGCTGCCATGCCTGCAATACCACCTAATGCTGCAGTAGTTGACGGGATAGTAATTGGGAAGCCAAGCAGACGTGCTTCTGGGTAACCTTGCAAATTCTCGGGTGTGGCTTTAAGTACACCAAGTAAACCAGGGTCTTGGTAATACGTTCTCATGTAGTTACCATAACGCTCTGGAGTCAGGCTAGGAATTTCTGCTTTGGCAGTTGCGTATTTTAATGGGCCACCAGAACGTCCCAAGAACATGCGCTCAAATAATTCAAGCCCTGGTTGAGTAGATTCTCTACGGTCTTCTGAACCTTCTTCTGCGTACCTTTGAGCAAAACCCTCAGGCCTAAACTGTTGCCCGATATTTGTGATGTCATAAGCACCAGTTAACGCAGCAGAAGGCGCAAGTGCTGCCGCAAGAGCAAGGCCTGTTTTAATGGGGCCAAATTCTTTTGCGACTTCTGTTCCAAGGGCCGTTAGTGCTGTTTGTTGTTTAATTGCTTCAGGATGATTGTAACGCCACCAAAGCGTTCTAGTACCGTCATTCGTTACATCAGCAAGTAGACGCGCTGTATAAGCACCAATAAATTCTTGAGGTGCTTGTCTAAATGTAATTTTTTCTAAAGCTAAACGTTTTTTAAAAGTTGGTGAGCCAATAGACAGGTTGTAACTGTCTGGTTCTTTCATCAGCCTTTCGGCTGTTTGATAACCTTGCTGTAGTTTATTCATCCGATTGGCCTCTGTACCTGTTGAAGTAATAGTTGGTCCTCAATTGGTAAATCCTGGGCCCAATTATTTTTTTGATTAAGCAACTGTTGAAAATGCTCTGGTGAAGGCAACCCTGTCATTTGAAATTGAGTACCAGGGGAAACCAGTTGTTCTTGAAGATTATTAATAGCAGCTCGTTGCATTGTTTGCTGCTCTTGTAACATCATTGGAGATGTTGCTTGTTGTCCACCATAAAGTAAATTACCTGCTACCATGGTGGATCCAAGTTGGGATCCAATATTTGCAGCATGTTCTATGCCAGTTCTAAGATGTTCTGGTTTGACACCAAGAACTGGTTTAGTGATCCTGGAGCCAAGGCCACGTGCGGCAAGCGTGGTTGGTACAGATAACGCAATATCACTAAGTCCGTACGCTGCTGCAGCCTGTGGGCTTTCAAGCAAACCAAAACCAGCAGAAAGAGTGGCACCAGGTAGCACAGACTTAACGACATCTTTTGCGTTACGTCCAACAAAATTTAACAGCCGCTGGAATGACACTTATCTATCCTTTTGTTTTCATTATAAACCTAGGCGATTTCTGGATCTTCAATAACTTCTCCTTTTTTATCAGTAGATTTTTTGGTCAATTCTTTAGGTGGTTCTTTAGAAGAACTCAAGAGCTGTGCAACCGACTTGCTACCTTTCACTTCGTTCTCTGCACGTTTTTCTGCTGCTGCCATCATGTAACCCTTGGGATCAGGGTTGCTCATGCGAGGCATTGGGTTAGACGCACGTTTTTCCGGTTTAACGGTAGGACTAATGCGGTAAGCTTCTACCCATATAGGAGAGAATCCAGGTTGGTCTTCGGGACGCAAAGCAGTTTTAGCACGGCCCTCTGAAAAATCATATCCTTCTTTGCGGGTAAACCTACCAATATGGGCAAACACCTCATATTCTTCAGGTGTGTCTCCAACAAAGTTAAGCGTTGGGTTGAGTTGTAACTTACGTGTTTGAATACGCCGCAACAAATCAGACTCATCAAATCTACTGGGGGTCCAGGGAGCTGTTCCGCTGGACGCTTTAGATAGAAATGAATCGTCAAAATTAAGCTTACGTTGTTTAATAAACGGATCTTGAGCGTAATTAATGTAACGGTCTAACGCCAGCCGATGATCTTTAGCCATTACTTTTTATTCTTCTTTTGTTTTAATCCTACCAAGGTTTGGCGAAGCCTTGCCTGCTTAACTGTTTTTTCATCGTACTTATCTGGGTCAGACAGTACGTTTTCTTGAAGCTGAGCAGAGGTAATACCTTTGCGTTTGGCTTTGGCAGTAAAGGCACCTTCTTTGATGTCGGCACCTTGAATCCATTCTTTGTCTTTCTTTTTTTCTTTAGTCATGAGTAACGATTGCGATGTTTGCCTGCACGGCGATCAGCTTGCGCTCTTAATTTACCCATCAAGCCAGAAAGCATCTGTTCATTAACTCCAAACGTTTCCGTTGATCCCATTGGCTCTACTTTAGCACGTTGGCTTTGGCGTGCTGCTAATTCTTTATCAAAGGGGCGAGGCATCTGAGACCTTTGTGTTAATTCCTCAATATCAGATCCAATGGTTTCACCAAAATCATATTCGGCTACTGTTTGTGCAACTTCTTCTGCAGGAGACAGGCGATCCATGGCAGACAATCCGCGCCTACCTTGTTGCATTGTCCTACCAATAACAGCTTGTTGTCCTGCTCCACGGGAGAAAGCAGATGCTTGTTTAATTACATCATTAATATCCGCTCCTTCCTGTTGTGCAATAGATGATGCAAACTGAAGGAAATCAGTACGGCGCATTGGACGACCAGAGCGTTCACGGTAATCAACAAGGGCAGCGGCAAGGCGTTTACCACCGATCTCACTGGGGTGAAGTTCTTTTGTTGTTGTTGAGTATTTGGCTTGCTCACCAAGGTACTCCATCATTCCTTTTTCTTCATTCCACTCATAAACAGGTTCAAAAGACGCAGAAACTAACGGAACAGTTTTTTGCCTGCTGGGGATTGTACGTGACGGACGTGCGGAAACAGTTGCACCTAAACCATATCGCTCGCCTAAACCTTCGTTAGAGCCTGGCTCCAGGGCGCGTTGTCTAGTTGGTTCAGCAACTTGAGTCAAAGTGTTGGCAACAGTTAAAGCTTTGTTTAGGTAAGGATTGCTATTGGGACCGCCAAGGTATGGGCCTACTTTTTGTTGGCGAAGCGTCAATGCAACGTCAATATCAGCCAATGCATTACCTGTGATTTCTTGGTATGCCTTCTGAACTGCTTGTAAATATTCATAGTGATTCCGTTTTCCTTGATCTGTTGTTGTAGGAAAAACACCACTGTGTTCAGGGCCAAGTACCCAGGCTTTGGTCTCGTTCCCATCAATAACATCCGGCACTGAATAACGGGTTTGCCTTAAGTATTTACCACCTTCTTCTGTTTGTGCTTCTTGTATAACACCTTTTTGCAGCAACATACTTTGAATTTGTGAAGACAAAGTTGCTTCCCCAATATCTGAAAGTTTTTGATATGGATCTAACCAGGTTTTCCTTTGCCTGCCTTCAGGATCACGGCCGACTAATGCGGCTTCCATGGGACCACGGTATAGCTCTTTGGTTTCCATTTGAGATTGAATTTTAGCCAGTTGATTTTCATTGAATTGCTCGTGAACTTGGTTAATAAATGCAGCAGCTTCTTCTGCTGAGTTCCAGGGTTTATTGGTAACTGGGTGCCGATAGAAAGTATTTCCGTAATCTTGATTAAGACGTTTGGATAAACGCGGATCACCAGTTAATGCAATAGGTTTTACTTTTGCGTATAAGTTTCCATTAGAACTTACTCCAATATTTTTATTGGAAATATGTTCATCTACAGAAAGTACGGGAAGCGAAGGATCTTGTGCTTTGTAGCCAGCGCCACTAGAACCACCAAATTCTTTTACACCCCCAATGGCATATCCTGCGCCTTGATTTTTATACTGCTCAGTGCCAGAACCAGAAACACCAGGTGTAGATACAAAAGAACTTAATTCTTCCCTTGGAACAAAAGCAACAGCTTGTCCAATTTCTTCTCCAATACCAGTACCAGATTCAGCATCTGGTGTTCCACTTGAACCAATGTCAGCTTTACGTACTAAAGTTTTTGTTTCTGGATCTAAAAATAAAGGCTCTAAATCACTGATATCATATTTAGCAGAAGAACGACGTGCTACTGAAATTTTTGGAGTTTCCCCTTCATTTGTTTGAACTGTAATTACATCAGTGGGAGCTGTGCTTTTTGCAGACCAACCGTACCCACGACTCTGTGCAGCTTGCAGGTCTCCAGGTTCTTCACCTGCTAGATAGTTTTTAATAGAGTTTTGATAATCATGGGCAAGCAGATTTTCGCGAACATGTTTAGTTGCTTGGAAAATTGCAGGAGAGTTAGTAAAACCTAATATGTTTCCACGGCGGTCAACCTCAGCGCTGGCAATTAATTCTTCAGCAATGTTTTTGGGAATTACATTTTCATCTCCAAGGTGCATTGCAATTACATCTGAACGAAGCATGCCTCGTTCATCAAATAATTTGTCTTGCCAGCTTTTAGTGACTGGTGCTGGTTTACGTTGCTGCTCACGTTCTTTAGCCTCGGCAAAAGCAGAAGCTGCAGTTGAACCCACTGCATCTATTTGTGGAGTTGATAAATCATATGCTTGTTGTTCGCCGCCAGAAATTAAAGCATTTTTAACTTTATCCGCAAGTTCTTGTGCTTGAGCTGCACGTACTTGACGACGTTCATTGAGTTTTGAAACGTATGTTTGAGTTTCAGGATTATTACCATCTACTTCAGATTGAACACGTTGTTGTTGCTCTTTTGTAACACGGTCTGCAATACTACCAGGGCGATACTGAGTTGCAGGACGTGGAATACCACGGAAATTTTCTTGCTCTTGCACATCTTGCAAAAATCCTAATAAAGTTGCTGGTTCTTTAGGTTTTTGTAATTCTGCAAGATCAACCGTTGCCTGGGGAATTGCAGGTTTTGAGGGGGGTGGCGTGGCATCTGCTGGTTTGTAGCGTGCAGCAGTGTTAAGAGCTGCTTCAGCACTGGGTAAATCAGTTAATTTACGGCCCGCCTGCCTAACTTCTTGTGGAGCCTTGAGTAAATGACGAGCACCAAAGAACGCACCAGCTAATGCACCAGCACCAAGGGCAGCAGCACCAAGGGCAGCAAGGGGATTTGACTCCTGACGTGGAGCTTTGAGTTGATTACGGCGAAATTCGGCTACAGCAGGAGCCATTTGCGCCATTTCTTCGGAATCTTCGGGGTATGGGGCGCCAGTAGCCCGACTGTATGCGGCAAAATCTGCAGGTGCCAGCGCCATGGGTTTAACTACCGTCTATCGTTTACCTGATATTGGTATTTTACGTCATAAAAACATGAAAAGATAAGGTAAACTAAGATTAATACAACGGAACAAGGGTTGTAAGTACCAAGATGAACCCCGAGAACAAAGCCGAGCGCATTGTTGCGTTAGATACAATTCAAAAAGAAGCAAATAACCTGGCTGCCAGTGGTGCAGACTCTTTGGATGTACATGCATTTGTCTCTGGAGCACGAAAAGAACTTGTAAGACAAAGTCCAGATACTGGAACCTACCGCAAAGCAGCTAAAGCCGCCAAAAAAGTTAGGAACAGTTAAGAAGAAAAACAGAAGTTTAGTTTAATACACAGCCGGGGCCGCAAACCCCGGCATTTTTGTCTGTTTTTTTGGGCAAGAACACTGATTAGACCACACTAATTTGTGTTAAGTACACTGTTATACCAAAAGGTCGGCCCTATATGGACCAAAAAAGGAGAAAAAATTTACTGACGCTTCTCCAGCAACCCGTGCGTAACGAGATACGTATAGAAAAAAAGAATGCGTGATGGGTATATAAGAGTATCGGGGGCTGCGCATCCGTAGAACGCAGGTTACCATCGCATTCAATTCAATGACAACAACAACAATCAGCGAGCGTGAGCTTGATTACCGTATTGAGGAAGCAAGCTACGCGTTATTTGCGGGTAAGAAGGTAAACATGAAAGCTGGAGTGTTTCGCGCCAGCGGTACAACACCGAAGCACTTGATGCAAACTCTTCTTAACCATCTACGTTGCCATGAGCTGGAGATGATCCAGTCTGAGTATGGCGTCAAGTGTGATTACATTAAGCCACGAGAGTGGCGAGTAATGATCACACGTAAGCCTGATCATACCTTTGTGATACAAGCAACCTGCATTGGTTGACGGTTACCTCTTCCCCTGGGCAACCAGGGGTTTATGTAGCCCTCACTACCGTTTTCCACTAGGTATTTATGCCTATTGATACGAATTCGTATCGCACACAGGAAGTGCTGGCCACGACGCGCTGGGTTGGTCACCAAGAATAGTGATCTAAATCCCGATGTGAAAGGTCGGGATTAACTCGTCAAGCTGGACGTTAAACGCAGCAGACAACTCGGCGGTTGGTCACGACCTTGGCAGCTGCACTCCAGCAGTGTAAGACCAAGCTCACCCTACGGAGTAACACCGTGACCATCAACCCCACCAAGCTGCTCTCTCGCGAAGAGGTTGGCGACAAGATCATGCTTGAGATCCTTGATCTCCTTGAGCATGGTCATAGCCAAACTCTTGGTGAGCAGCATCTCCGAGTCATCAAGTCCTACGTGGATGAGATGCTGGAGAACAACTGATCCGTTAAAGCGGGTTGGGAGGTGCAAACCCTCCCACAGTTATTGCCTTCAGCGGAGATAGGCACCGCACAAACTTCAGTTCAGTACCATGAAAACTTCATTTGCAACATTTGCACCAGTGGTTGTTGTGATGGGCATCATCATGGCAGTAGGCAGCCAGCTAACCATTAACCGCTTGGTTGATGCAACAGCTAAGCAATGCCGTACTCATGATTGGCCGGTAGAAGCACACCGAATCCACATGGATTGGTGCCGTTCTAACGGTTACGCAACCAACTGAGTCCGTATAAGCGGCATTGGCAGGTGCAATCCCTGCCTTCAGTATTGCCACAATCCCGTGGCATCCACTCAATGCAAATGTACTACATTGTTATTGACGACGTACAACATGGTTCTTCCCTTCAATGGGAAGAAGCACTAATCGAGGCTGCACAACTAGATCACATGCTTAACTCGCCAGAGTTGAACGATGGTATCCAAGGTAAGCATGACGTACGGATCATGTCTTTTCAGGAGATGATGGAAGCAGACGACGTTGTGATGGTCAGCTGACCAGGTGTGAGCCGGGGCATCGTATGCCCCACACAACTATTGCCACAATTCTGTGGCACCTACACAACACCAACTCAACATGACTGCACTTAACCTGCGTAAGAACACTGCTGCATTCCTCCAGGGTGCAGCAACATTCGTAGAGAATGCCAAGATACCTGCCAAGGGGGCTATTGATGTAAAGCTGAACGAGTACAGAACTCGGGCAGCGGCACTCATTATGCCGAAAGATATGGCATTCGTTATTACTCCTAAGACTGAAGTCTGACTCCTGCACTGAGGGCCTACGGGCCTTCTCTGCAGGACTCAACATCCTGTATCAAATCTATTGAGTTCAACTCAATGCTCTGTTATTACCCTTACGAAGGTGCCACTCAACGCATCACTTGGCATGGTGGAGAATCAACCATGCTTCACTACCAGGTGCAAGTAGATGATTGGGCGGGCAATCCCGACTGGATTGAACGTTACTCCCAGACTTTGATGGGAGGTATACCTTGTGGCACCAAGGAATTACTAACTGCAATGTCTGATTACTATCAGCACATTACTCAACTGCATCTTGACACACTCGCAGACACCATCTGATGAACGACAACACATTTGCAAACTCTGTTCTGGCCATTACCATTGGCACGGCAACAGGCATGCTCCTATCTATTGGAGCACAGCAGTTACTTAACAAGTATTATCTTAAGCATTGTCCTGCAAAACCAGGGCATCAACTTATCTTCATGCATGACTTGCTAGGAGATAAGTACTATTGCTTGGATAAACGTACACTCTGACGTTTGCACTGAGGGTCTTTGGGCCCTCTCTGCAGACCTCATGGTCTGTAACTCAACTCACCTAGGACTCAATTCATGACTCCTTCATACGTTGAATATCTGCTCACGCAAGAATCTCGCCTGCTTGCCAGGAGGGATTCCACTGCTGAGCTACCATGCATTGACTGGTCTATTGAAGACCGCAGGCAGAAAGCACTTGAGCTTTTCTTTGCCTGGCAAGATGGCATGGCAAAGTTCGAGGACCTGATCCCTGTTTGCATCTTCCTTAAGACGAAGGTTGATCTCAACCGTGCGTTACTGAAGTGGGAACAGGAGTACGGCATCGAAGACTGACGTTTGCCTGGAGGGGAGGTATACTCCCTTCTATGCAGACCTCACCGTCTGCACACACAAACCAATTGCACACCTATGCCAATCACACTTGACCACGGTCAAATTCAAGCTGCACTCAAACAGTTTGACATCAAACCGGATGATTACTATCTGTTGTTTGATCAGAATGTTTACATGATTTGGTGCACCACAGGTGACAAAGCACTACAACTTGCAACTGAAAACTCTTGCATATCAATTGACTGCAAAGGTGAATGGTATTATTACCACGAAATTCCTACAGATTATGTAGCACCAACTTACGCATGCGTTAAGTACATCCTTGCAACCAACTAATGAAACACACAGTACGTCTATCACCAGGGCGATTTATCTGCCTCGATTCTTACTATGCGTCTCATGAGACTCGCCTTAGTAAGATCTGTATGGCAGCCATCACACTGGTAATTGCCAGCATCACTGCAACTGCAGTGGTTGGCATTGACATTACTAATCCAACTCCAACACAACAACATGACAACACTCAGCGCTAGCACCAAGCTCATTGAAGAGCGCATCCAACAACTTTGCGATACGCTTCAGGAGAAGTTTTACAAACAGTACAACAGTTCCGTAGCTTACGAAATTAAACGGGGCGTTAAATACTACAAGATTATCCATGTTTGTAGTCCTGGTACTAGATATGAAGGAAGGTCAGTCCATGCATTTGTCGCAAGGCAAACAGGGACTGTCTACAAGCCTGCATCATGGAAAGCACCAGCGGCACATGCCAGATACCAGCTACTAGATGATCAATCATTTGAAACCTGCTTACACAATTGTGACTATGCAGGAGCGTACCTCTACATGAAGTAACACCACAGGTAGTGTCCTGACCTGACGCCACACCACATGCGTTGTTGCATAGCTAGCAACCCGCAGCTAACCTAGACATGCTCCAACCAACTCCATGGAACTCATCAACCAGCTTGACGTTCAGAACCCTGATCACGTTTCAGTGATCACAAGGAATGGCAGGGTTACCATCTCCATCCGTAAGGATGATACGGATGTAACCATTGGCTTACCTATTGGTACTGAACGAGTATTCAATACTACCCCCCGACCCCCACTTCAACAGCCAGCACCACAGATGATGGCTGTTAAGAAGGAAGGGGAGAGGATCAAACCTCCTGGTGGTATTGGTACTACACACTATAGGTACGGTGGTACCACACCTAAGCTGACCTATGATCAGGTCCGTGAAATCAAACTTATGTTGTCCGATAAAGACATCATGAATAAGTTTGAGGGAGTAACACAAGCTTACCGGGAAATCGGTAAGGCATACGATGTGACAGGCTGTGCCATTGGCAACATTGCACGTGGCATTGCCTGGAAACATGTGAAGATCTAACTCTATTCAATTGAGATTAATTCTCAATAAGATAGGTACACGTCCTAAGCATGACGTTAAACTGCTCTACTTGTATTCCTAATAAGTTTCGTTTATTGGGAATACAAGTAACCACAGCTCAACCTCAATTCAAACATGTATCAATCTCTGACTGACAAAGATGTCGAAGCTATTCACTGTAATTTAATTGACACATTTCGCTGTCTTGTAAAGATGCAACAGTTAAAGCAAGATGGTAAACATCAAGGTTATAATCCTTATGGTTTAACCGATGTAATCATTCACGCTTTCACACCTATTCAACTTTCTAGCGAAATATTAATATGGATAGAAACAATGCTTGATGTAATGGAAGAATCATTAGAAGAAGAATCTAATCACGCAGAAAGTAATGAATAAATTGCTTAGCTAATTACCAGGGGGTTGCGCATCCTATAAACGCAAGTAACCACAGCTCAACCTCAATTCAACCATGGACTTCATTGACGAGCAACGCAGTGCTGACTTGCTTGATGCAATGGCAGACCTTGTCTATGAACAAGAGCAAGCAATGCGTGAATCTAATCAAGAAGATTGGGATGGTTGGGATGGTATCCCTGACATCTCAAATGAAGAACGTAATGCTTGTGATCATTACAATGAGCGTTACGTTTATCCATTCACTCACAACGGAGACTGACCATGTCTAAAGCAACACAACAGACTCAAGTATGGGATGAGGATCCAGTGATTCTTGCACTGGTCCTTATCTCAATCACAATCACACTCATTGGAGATCTCATCTCATGTCTCTTCAACCTGAACAACAACTCATCGCTGCAGCCTTCGGTTACGAACCCTTCGATTCAGAAGAAGGGGAGCAGCAGTACGAAGCGGAGTGCGACTTCCAAGACGCACCCAAAGGAGCCATCGCTTGCACTGGTAACGTCTACCGAAACAAGCGTGGAGTCCTCAGGTGCTACTGGATCCCAGTCGGTGGTAACTACTCAGCGCAGGAGCAGGAAGACCTCGAAGGTTGGTACGACATCCCAAACAACGAAGACATCGAGGAGTGGACGTTCGACAGCTGCTGCCCTACCCCAGCAGGAGATGAAGTCGAACCCGATCATCCCGACAGCTGGCTTAGGGTTCTCGGCTTGATCTAACCTACATCACATAACATTAGCGTTATGATGACATTCGCTATTTGCGAATAGCGGATGGTAGTACCAAGGTATTGCCGGATAACTACTGGCCTACCCCCCAAACCCCCCGCAGAAAGTACCAGAGGTGCACCTTAATCTATAAGAGATACCTCTGTACTACACACCATTCATTCACTTACCAACCCAAGTCATGACACCTACCTACCGTCAACCCAACCTTAATGAGTACCACAAACTCACAGACATCCTTGAAGAACTACAAGCTATTGTTCAACGTGAGAACAAACGTCATCTTATGGACATGCACCTCAACATGTCTATGCTATCCCTGTTAGAAGATGAGATTATTCCTTTGCTTAAGAATGAATTGGAATGGGAACCATCAGATGCAGACCTTGGCAATGACGGTGAACCACCAATGACTGCTGATGAAATGCATACTGCTGCATGGCACCAGCACCAGGAGATGCATCGGTAACAGCCCTACCGCAACATTAAGGAAACATTAAGACCAGTGGTCATGGCTTGCTGCCATCTGGTAGACTTGCCGTGACCACATTCAACTCACATCACTCACACATCAAATGTCTGACGACCTACGCATCCCAGATTCAATTGACGCTCGTCGTCTTGAAGCTATGCAACTTGTAGCCAAGATGAAAGAATCAGCTGACAAACATGGTGTTGGTTTCATCGGGGGATTTATCTCCCCCGATGGACAGAAATTTATTATGACCAACATGGATGATGATGATGCCCAAGCACTCCTGCCTGACAACCTCAAATGATTAATAAAGTACATGAATCAATGATTAATGAAGTCATTGATAAATTCAATTTTGAAAAAGTACACATTGCTATGTCAGCACTTGACTGGCAATGGGCAACAACAGATAGTATTGGACGTTCAGTTCCAACACTGCCCAGACTTAAAGCAATGGCACGTAACTTACTGCGTGACTGCATTGCTGAGAAGGAAGTTAGTAGTGGTGGATTTGTAGCTACATACCATCCTAAAGACAAAGATGATCCTGAGTATTTTGATTTGAAGTTTGTACTTCACCATGCAGATTCCTATGATGACTAATGATGAAAATAATTACACAAAGCTCCAATGCATGCTTGGAGAAACTTTGGATTATCCACCGGGTCATCCAAAAGTTGATGCCACAATTGAAGCAATGGCCCAATGGTTTGAATTGCTTTTAGAAAACATGGGCATTCAACCATCTTCTGTGCCAGCGCTTGTACGTTGGCAGTACTGGCACTCAAAGATTACTCAAGAAATGGAGGAAGACAATGACTGACCATCTCACATCCCGTTCTCAGCGTTTGATTGATGAGTTTAAAGAAGGCGAAAGTATTCGAGAAGGCATTGCCAATGTGCTTAGGCATCTTGCTTGTGTCTTTGATGAGTACTGCGATTGCGATGACGCAAGTTTAGTTGGCGTTCCAGTAGCAACACTTGAAAGTTTAGCCGATGAACTTGCTGCTCCAACATTGTTGCAACGTGCTTTAGATGGTGACTGTGCTGCTGCCCGGCAGTTCCTGCAGGAATTTGGTTTTATTGATGCCAATGGACAGTTGATGCCCCCCTATCGCCCTGTAGATTTGAACGATGACTGACCAACATCCCATCACACCGCCGCCTGAGCTGGTAAAGCAGTGGATAGATGCGCCACATGGGCTCGGTCTTGGCTGTCACGCAGCACGATCCGTGCCAGATGAAGCCTATGCACAAAGATTAATTGAGGCCGCCCAATGGGGCGCCGAGCAGGAGCTGGAGGCGTGTCTTGAGTGGGCTAAAGGCTATGACACTGAGCATTGGTCTTACAGCGAGTCACTCCGCGCCGTCCGCCGCCCCAAGCCGCCGAGCTTGAAGGAGCAGGCGCTGGAAGCACTAAACCGCATGGATCAGTTTCCTACCGCCGATGACCAACGTATTATCCGACAAGCACTGGAGCAACTTAATGACTGACCCTAAACTCACTCCACCAGTGGAACTGGTGCGTGAGTGGTGTGTTCGTAGCAACAAGCACGAAACTTACGATCAGTTCTGGAGGAACCTCGCCACTCAAGCCGCCCAATGGGGCGCCGACCAGGAGCTGGAGGCGTGCATCGACTGGATGAAGCGCATGGACTACTGGGGCGATGACGGCAAAGCCATTCCGGCACTCCGCGCCGCACGCCGCCCCAAACCTCAAACGCTGAACAGTATTGCGCTGCAGATGCTGGGGACGATTGCGCGCGACGGCCACTACATCCCTGAGATCACTGACATCATCCGACAAGCACTGGAGCAACTTAATGACTGACCCTAAATTCACTCCACCAGTGGAACTGGTGCAGCAATGGTTTGATACGGCAGTTGCAAATGAAAACAAATCCAGCGAAAAAAGTTGGACACTGCGGTTGGCTAACTATGCGGCACAATGGGGGTCGGACCAGGAGTTGGAGGCGTGTTGTGAGTGGATTGACGATTGGTATGGGATAGGGTCTGGTGAGGTTATTGTTAATATTCGCAATGCCCGCCGCCCCAAGTCGCCAAGCTTGAAGGAGCAGGCGTTTGAGGCACTAGACCGTATGGATCAGTTTCCTACTGCAGATGACAAACACATCATCCGCCAAGCACTGGAGCAACTTAATGACTGACCCCAAACTTACCCCACCGCCGGAGCTGGTGCAGCAGTGGGTGGCCGAAATCTGGCATGAAGGAACACCAGTTCGAGTTGGATTGAGCGACGAACATATCGCCACCCGAGCCGCCCAATGGGGTGCCGATTGCGAGCTGGATGCTTGCTGTGAGTGGCTGGACGATGCATGTTTACACTTTGATAGTTCTTATCTGCGCTCCGCACGCCGTCCCAAGCCACCGAGTTTGAGGGAACAGGCGTTGGAAGCACTAGACCGCATCAAGACTTCATCACCATCCGACAAGCACTGGAGCAACTTAATGACTGACCAACATCCAATCACCCCACCGCCGGAGCTGGTGCAGCAGTGGATTGAACAAGGAGTTAGCAGACCTCTGAGCACTGACTACGTGACGTTTTTTGCCACCCAAGCCGACATCATCCGCCGCGCACTGGAGGCCCTGCCCGAATGACTGACCACCATCCGATTGTTTTAATGCCAGAAGTATTGCAACAGTTTCGCAGTAAAGCTCCAGCTTCAGGTTGGTTTCGTGATCAGTGGATTGCTTTGGAGGCTGCTAAATGGGGTGCTGACCAAGAGCTAGAGGCTTGTTGTGTTTGGCTTAATGGAGGATCAAACATTGATTATGATACCGCTCGATTACTGCGAGTTGCTCGACGCCCCAAACAACCAAGCTTGAAGCAGCAAGCGTTGCGTGAACTTAGCAATATTAATGACGATGAGAAGATTGACGGCCATGCTTATGACACCATCCGCCAAGCACTGGAGCAACTTAATGACTGACAGATCACCTATCAACTTTGATCGAACCATCGCTGGGTTTAACATAACCGAGCGTGGTATCAAATCATTTACCAAGTCAATTAAACTTGGTCCATTCCAGGTAACACTTAACGCCAGAGAATCTGGTGTACGTGGATCTATCTCATTACCTGGTACAGGTTTAAGCAAACGTAACATCAAGTTGTTTTAAAAAACTGGGCATCTGTAGTCGTTAAGCCTTGGAGCTTAGAAAGACGCAGTGTAAGTCCCAGCTTTGATCAAATCCAACTCAACTTCACAGCATGAACCCGACTGAACTTCACGCCATGATTGCCCGCATGGACAGTTATGGTGGATCATTTGTATCCTCAATTGCACAGGCACTACGCTTTGCTGATCCAAAGAATCGGCAGCGTTTGCTTGATGCATTCCCTGATCTTGTCCAGAAGTATGGACCTGAAGGTCAGTTTGCTAAAGCCAAACAACTCACACAGGTGTAACTCATGAACGTGTTAGCGATTGAACACACAGTCATTGATGGTAACGATGTCACAGTTACAGCAGTGGTTGATGACATGCGTCTCATCCATCAGTCAACTTACCTTGACCCTGCCGAGTATGCTCCTGCATTATGCAGAGCTAGCTTTGAGATGGATGAGGGAGAACAAATCCCTCTTGACGAAGATGGCTTCTGTAGCTACCTTACTGATCTCAACCCTGACTGGGAACTACTCCCAATAGATAACGACTGACACTATACGTCCTGGACATGACGTTAAACTGTCCATCAAACTACGAACTTACTCTGAACACAACATGGAATTCCGTCTCCCAACCAATCTTCAAACGCAACTGCTTGCTTATGATCCCAAGCTTAAGCACTTGCAACGTGAGCAAAAATCTACTGAACCCAAAGCCAAACCTAAGTTTCCACTTGGTGCAGTCTTTGATTTAATTCCTGCTGATGTAGTTGATCCTGATACACTTCAACGGGTAGTAACTGAAATTAATTCCAGGGAAGTAAAACATCGTCACGCACAGTTTAAAAGGTTAGTAGATCCTACTAATCCTAATGCTGGCTCTATTACACATGCCATTATCTATCACTACGAAAAGATTTGGTATGCAGCATGGCTACCACCCAGGGGACAAGAGAAGGATTATGTTTATGGATATGCATATGCCTATAAGAATCTTGATTCAATGAAACAATCTATTCCAACTGCAATACACATGAATACAGATAGTCAAGACATTGAATACATTAAGTATGGACGTAGCGAATTTCGTGTTGTTCGTAAGAACTTAACTAAAGAAGCTATTGCAAATGGTAAGACATACAAGTGGTGGAATCTTTTTTATATTCAATATCACAAGGGTGAATACATTAGGAATACAATCAGGGCTTTTGAATCTGCACTCAAAGATACCATACCTCAATGGGAAGACTCGCATGGATTCTTTGATCGGTTTACTTTAACAAGCTTTGCCAAGATACTTGAGATGAGTGGGCTTCAAAAATATTGGCAAACTTTTAGTGATCCTGTGCAAGCTCAAATTGATATGGTGCCATCAGCAGATTTGTTTTATACATTAGCTGATATATACAAAAATGCTATTGATTATTCCTACGAAGAATTCTATCGTATAGCTCACAAGATTATGCATATTATTGGTAAGCCATTCTTTCGTAAATGGATTCAAGCACAGTGCGATGAATCTATTGCAATGTTCAATGATCCAGATAATAGTTTATTGGCTAAGGTAAAACAACCTTGGCAACGCATTGAAACATTAGTTAACACAATTGCGTATGTAAATGATATATGGCCAGATTGTCCTGTTGATTTTTACCAAACACATCTTGAACAATTACTTGGCACACGTTTTGATCGCCACTCAGATAGAAAAACACAAGAGTGGTTGTGCAAACATATGCAACCAGCTACTTTCTTTAACATCCTTAAAAAATTCTATAATGACAAGATTGATAGTATGTCAATCAGTGAACTTAATCGTTCTATTGATAGGTGCATTGGTGTTGTAGTTTTTTACTTTGGCGATTGGTATGACACAATATCCATGCTGTCTTCAGTACTTGATAAAGATATTGCTATTGATCCGCCAAGGCGTTGGAGGTTGACTGAGTTTCATGATCATGTACAAGCAGAAGCATGGAAGATTGAACATGCTAATGTCAAGTTGCCTCAAGATTTGTTCCCATCACCTGTTAAGGTTGAGGTAAACAATGAGCGTTGGTCATTTTTCCAGCCTCATGACACACATCAACTGTCAGCATGGGGCCAGGCTGTACGTAACTGCGTTGGTAATGCAAGTAGTTATGCTGATGGCATACGCAAGAAGAAACATTTTATTGTGCTTTGTATGGTTGATGGTCAACCTAAGTTCACTGTTCAACTTACTGTTGACATGGGCATGATGAGTGTCAGTCAGATTGTTAGCACATCCAACCAACGGTTGACGCAGGAGCAGAAGGATGCATACACAGAAGCCTTTGGCAAGGCGTTGCAACTGCAGGATGCTGCGCTAACATCTGTGTAGCCCGCACAGGCTTGCCAGCCTTAGCCTCGATACTAGGGCTGGCATTCACCAATGATTGAGTACACCGACGACCAACTCCTGGCACAAGCACTTGCCAATCTTGGTGAGTACATACATACTCATGGCACACCTGATTATGTACTGATTGATTCTAATGATCCTCGTAATGAGGATGACTACGATAGCTGGCAGTATGGAATGGAAGTACTGCCACGAGATCACACTTGGCATTCAACATCAATTGATGTAAGTCCAAGTCAGCCCGAGTAGCCCAGCGGAAGAGGCAAGCGACTTAAAATCGCTCCAGCGTGAGTTCAAATCTCACCTCGGGTACCAACCACACACTCAACTCAAACATCATGAACATTTTTGGTTGCTTCAAGCACATCATTCCTGAGTTCCATGCATACTCGGATGAGGACCAGCGGTACAACATTGGTGCTACCTGGACTGCACAGGATGGTCTTCATGACTACCACAACTTAGAGATCAAGTATGTGCATAACTCTGAGCGGCTTGCGCTCCAGGGAGATCCACAGCCTGATGGTAGCTGGCGGTATGTAAGCCCTTGTGGTGCTGTGCATACCATGTCAGCTGACCGGGCACGTGCGTTTATGGAGCAGACCCATGCTTCTGCCACGCTCATGTGCGGTATGCTTGACCGTCTTAAGCAAAACGGAATGTTGGATCAGGTGGTAGACACACAGGCACAAGCAGCGTAAAGTAATTGAGGAATGTTTAGACCCCTGCGCAAGCGGGGGTTTTTCTCCATGACACAACACATCGATCTAGAACTTATTAAAGAAATTGTTAAGTGCATACCTGATTCAACATGGGATACAGTTTGCAAAAAGCTTGTGCCTGCCATTGTTGATGACATGCCAGGTTCTGTACTTGAACAACTAACAGGAACTTATGACAACTTTGATTTAGCAGAAGAAATTCTGCTTGATTATTACACGCCACTATATCGCAAACATGATTTAATTTTTGATTCATTCAAGTTGATTGGTCCGCAGATTACTGTGGATATTCTTGATGCACTTAAACTAAACCAATTGCAACCAGAACCTACCAATGAAATGCCAATCGTGTAACAGCAAGAACACTCGTGTTACTTGCACTGATCACAGCGAAACGTTTAGCAAACGTTACTGCCGTTGTCTTGACTGTGGCTTTAAGTTTCGTACTATTGAGCGTTATGAACATTACCGCCGTGGTCCCAAACGTGGTGGTAAACTTGCTGATACACAAGGATCCAAGAATGGATTCTCTGTGTTGACTGAACAAAACATCTTGGACATTCGCCAATTGAAACAAGAAGGCCAAACTAATTTTGCCATCTCAATCATCTATGGAATCAACCGAGGGCATGTCTCTCGTATTGTTAACCGCAAAGTTTGGACTCACATCTAATGTCAAGCAAATCTCAATTCACTTATCAGGTTGGTGATCGTGTTGCTGAACGACCCAAGACCCATGGCTTGATTGCAATCCGCAATGAAGTCAAGGAACGCATTGCTCAATACCGTAGCCAACGGTATGGCACTGTGGTTGAGGTGCATACCAAACAACTGAAAGGTAAACGAACCATGAAGATGTTGATGATTAAATGGGATCATCTCAAGACACCAACTGAACATGCGCAGATGCGTATCTGTCCTGTCGAGGTATTTCCTAAGTTGATGGATGCAACTTGTGCATTACTTGGAGAATGACAATGACTGAACTATCGTTTCAAACACAAGCAATAGTTAATGCAGCAGTAGAAGCTGGTGGTGGATACGGAAATGCCACTCCAGTGTTACATGCACGTCTTGCTGCCGCCCTGCGTGCTGCTGCAGATCAGGTGGTGCCGGAGCCAAGTGACATTTACAAAGAATCGCTGTCGCTTGCCGCCATCCGTAATCGTTGCAAGGTGCGCGACGAACTCCTCGCCATCGCCGCCGAGCTGGAGGATGACAATGACTGACCGCCTTCAGCCTGGCGACATCTGGCGCCATGAAGGCATGGGCCTGTTGTACGTCACCGACGAAGATCGTGATGCTTATCCCGGCTACTGGAAGTGCTACTGGAGCATGAACGGCAACCCCAATGCGCCATCAACCTTCATGGATCCCAGTAGGATTGAGAACCTGACCCTAGTCAGCCGCTGGGGTGAGCAGGACGAGAACGGCGACTGGAGACTAAAGCGATGACTGATTTCCGAACACTATGCGCTGAGAATGAAGCCAGAACATAAACGCGCCCTCCGTTGTTTCCTCCTTGAAAAACTCCGTGAGGTAACGTGTCTCCAGCTAAACGAACTAGCTGAAACTCATGATTGCCAACCTTTTGATATGGCTGAACAATTTGAGATTGAGGTTAGACGCATTGAAAAGCTTTTTGGCTACCCGCAATACGAGGAGTGAACCTACCACCACCGATTACTGACACTCAGGCTACTTTTATCTTTGAGAATTCAACCAATGACTGACTATCGAACACTGTGCGCTGAACTGCTTGACAACTTGGAGCGCTACCAGTCCTGGTACATTGAGGACAACGGCTACGGTTTCGACGATCTTGAGGCTCTGCTGCGTCGTGCTGATGCCGCCCTGGCCCAGCCCGAGCCGCAGAGGCCGACAGTAATGGAGATCATTGAACTGCACACATGGATGGAGGATGAATGGCGTACGAACAATGATGGAGAGGACCTTCCCATAGTTGACTTTGCTCGCGCTGTACTTACTCGCTGGGGCCGCCCCACCATTGAGCCGGTGCCGCAGCAGGGGGCTGAGTGATGGCTGACTACGCCTGGAAAGACTGGCCAGAAGGATGCCCTGAGTGTGGAATGGCGCTTCAAGTGTTCAGTGATGAGCCCGAGTACGGCATGGCCTGCGATGGTGACAAGGTGCGTTGCATTGACCCCGAGTGCGGTACTACCGGCCAGATCTTCGCCGATAGCGAAGAACACGCCCACGCCGTGTTCCTGTGGGAAGATGAAGACTAGATATAAGGTGCGCGACGAACTCCTCGCCATCGCCGCCGAGCTGGAGG